CTAATATAGCTGTTTCATCTGAAATAGCACAATCTGTCGCTAATCAAGGATTAGCTGAATCTGGTTCTAATATATTGGATAATACTCTGACTAGAGTGGCAGATAAACTATCTAAAAACCCTATGGGTAAAGTAGCTACAAAAGATGCTTTATCTACTATTACTAAATTAGGTAAAGCTATGGGAGTTAGCTATTTCTCTGAACGTACTGAAGAGGGTATTTAGAATTTAGTATCCAGTAGGTATAAGAGTGGAAAATATGACAATGTTGAGAGTTATTCATTATTAGATGGTGCTGCTAATGCTACTAATTTAGGTTTAGAGGCTAATTTAGCATACTATGGATTACATTCAGATAATACTCTAAATACCGATAAAGACCTCATAAATGAAATGAAGATTGGTGGTTTCACTGGTCTATTTATGACAGGAGTATACGGAGCTAGAGATGTATATGAAGGTACTAAACAAGTATTAACTGATAATAAACTTAGAGGATTAACTGCCGATCATTACGCTGATGCAGAGAGAGATAGTAAGATTGAGCAGTTCATACAAGCAGCTAATCCTGATAAAGGAGGTAACTTTGGTAGAATACGTAAATCTTTACAATCTCTTAGAAGTTATAAACCTGAAGGAGTTACTGACGATATGATAGATAGTGACATAGCGTTAGCTAACACTGTATCTACTTACACATCTAATAAGGAATTAAATAATATTGCTAATCAACTTAATGCCAAATATGGTGATGATCAATATACGCAAATCATTAAGAATGCTATCAATCTAAGAGATAGATTGAATGACTAGACTTAGGCATCTGAAAATTCTACTAAAAATATACAAAAGTTAGAAGAATAGATTAGAAAAGATACGTCATTAGATGCTTAGCTTAATCTAATGTATGATGAGTATGTAAGAGAATTAGATAGTGATGATGTTATAACCTTCGAGGAATATAGAGATAATGCTATAAATAATCTCATAAATAATACCTATTTCAAAGTATTAAATTAGGTTGATGAAGAATTGGCTAATCGTAAACAAGATTTAGAATCTTTAAAAAAAGATCTCAATCTTGACGTAAATATAGATGGAATATCTGGCATACAAAAATATATTAGAGATTTAAAGAAACAGAATAAGAGAACTGAAGAGTAGCAACATGCTCTAAATAGTATATTGCTGCCATTTCAAGATGAATTGGAACAGGCTTTGACTGAAAAGTTTGTTAATGACGGTGCTAGAGCAGATCTTCTTTAGCATAATACAGCATATATCACAGGTATTTATACTGGAGATACTAAGCTGTATAGACCTACTTGGGATAATATAACCTAGGCTCAAAGGGATTCAATTCTTACTAAAGCTGCTAATGAGGATGAAGAAAAAGGAGTACAGCCTAGAAGCGAAAAGAAAATAATAGAAGACTATAACGATTCTGTAAATAAAGCTTGGGATGAAGACGAAGATCTAGCTGATAAACAGAGTCTATACAAACGCAGAGCTGTTTCTGTTATTCAAAGAGATTTAATTCGTAGAGAATAGAAGGAATAGGTAGCTAAACAAGAAAAGCTAGAAGAGTAGGGTACTGCTGCTAATGAGCCTGTTTCACAGTCAGAAGAAGATATTCCTGCTACAGATCAGACGAAAACTCCTACAGGTCCTACTGTAGATAGTATGGAGGAATAGGCTCCTCCTGTCACTGTTCCATAGGACGAAATGAAAGAAGATGAGAAAGATAACGTATCTCAAATTGAGGCTCTTGTAAACAAACTGGAAGAAGAAGCTAACCCTGAAGTAGAGATAATAGATCAAGACCTATTGGACGAAGATGAAGCTGCCGAATACGATGATGCGCATATACAAGACAATGAATAGGACATTAAATTAAAAGAAGAGGCTGATAATAATACACAGTAGGATAATTCTAAGCTAGATATAGAAATAGCTACTAATGAATTCAAAGAAGAATCTGTAGACGAAACTAACTCTGCAGAAGAAGCTGCAATGAGTGATGAACAATCTTCATTTGAAGAAAAGAAAGAAGATACTACTTAGTTACCGTCAACTACAGAAGAGAAAAAGAATAAAGTAGCTCAAGTATCTACCCCAGAGGCATCTCCTACTGTAGAACCAACTCCTATAGTTATACAAGAAGAACAAGGCAAAGTGGAACCCCCTACATTAAAAAAAGTAGAGGCTTCAGAAATATACATAGATCCTGCTACAGAGCAAGTAATGTGGGGTCCTACTATGCAATAGAATCCCAGTAATGCTATAGCTGTAGGAGAAGAATCTCTCTAGTTGTAGAATGAATTTGATGAAACCTACGATGATGGTTTTACTGGCCCGTCTACATTTGCTAACGATACCGCTGATATGGATTCTCGCAATCCTATTGTAACTAAGAGTAAGCAAAAGAAAGCTTATATAGCTAATACATTCTTTTATCTACCAACTGCAGATGATGTTATGCCTATCACTGTAGCTGGAAAACCTGTTACTTTTATTACTAAAGATGGTAAAATAGCAGAACGCAGACCTGGTTCAGAGTTAGCCTCTAAACTAGCTATTCCAGGATGGCTAAGTACAGTAGATGATACCTACTATGTAGTTACCTCTTCTACTCATAGTATGAGTGGAGATACGGCTCTTAAGAGTCTAGCGGTACATCTTATTATTGAAAAAGATGGTAAAGTATATAATACGTCTTTAAGGGCTATATCAGACCAACTTAAACAGGATTTATTATCATTAGGTATGTCTACTGAAGAAGTAGACGAATAGATTAATCATCTATTAGCTCTTAGAACTAAGATTATTAAACAATATGCTCCTAATTATTTCTCTGATAATAAACTACCTTTAGAAGCTGCAAAACATGTTAAACCGACTAACTTACGTATTAGTAATGGCTCTCTTAATAATATAATTGACTAGAATGGCAATCCTGTATATAGACACCTTAATGAGGTTAGTGACTTCCAAATTCCTACAGATTCTAGAGACTTATCTGAGGCTATCTTTACAGGAGATGTAGAATTAGGTTATGGTACTGGACCGTTTGGTATGAGTCCTTTTAGTATAGTTAAACTTGATTAGACAGACAATACTTCAGTACAAGGTACAGGATATGCTGGTAAGATATATTATGTTCCAGATGTAGAAAATACTCCATCTTAGTCTTCTACTCTTCCTATAATGTTGGCAGAAGAGCTTCATACTATACCTGGTGCTAGCAACTATAGTCAAGTGCAATTATCTAAGAATGTCGATGGTACCGTAAATAGAGGAGAAGATGGTAAACCTATTAATATGTCTACAGCTGAGTTCATATATGAACTTATGGTAAATGGATTTTTGCACAATGAAGTAGACAATTTCTTACTAGGTATATTAGCTAATCATGGAGATAAAACAATTGTTTCTGGCCTAACTGATAAAGAAAAGTATGAACTTAACTTCTTGGTGAGAAAACAACTTAACGTATATGAAAATGCATTAGGAGAGAAATTCTTTGTAAATGGGGCATTAAGAGACTATACTAATCCACAAAAAGGTTATACTACAAGATATACTAAACTCAGTGCAATTACTAATGAGTAGAAAAAAAGGATAGTATATGAGATCTCTCAGAATATTCATTGGAATACAGATAAGGAATTGTTGATGTCTCCTATTCCAGAATAGGTAGTAAACGGTATGATTACCGTAATAGCTAATAATCCACAATTAGCTCCTACAGATGATACCTAGATACGCTTTGGTAATGATGCTATTACGTTCTCTCTCAAAGAATTAGGTTATACTATTGACAACGGTAAACTTACTAAAGTAGCTGACCCTATATTAATGGGTGCTTGGTTTATAAATCATGGAAAATTAAAGACAGATTTAGGGGATCATGCATTTAAAGCACCTTTTGTATACGCAGACGATGTAAGAGTAGAAGAATCGCAAAAGAAAGCGTCTACATCTACTTAGACTCAAATAACGTCTAATGGGTAGACTATTTCTAAACAATCTCCTGTTAAAGCTACTCCTGAAAAGAATCAAGGTACAACTAATCAACCTGTTATAGCTGAGCCAGCTACTCCTGAAAATTTAGCAAAGTATGGATTAACTATACCTGCTAATTAGAAGTTAATGAAGGGGCAGGCTTGGGGTATTATAACTAATAAACAGGGTAAAAAAGTAGTATTGCAAGCTCCCAAAGATAAAGTAGCTGGAGTATTCTCTACAACAAGAGGTAAAGGTTAGCTTAATGCAAGTAATGCTAAACAATGGTTAGTAGATACATTGGGTATAGATCCTGATAATGTAATATTAACTAATGCGATGTTTATGACAGGTTAGAATGAGAAAGCTTACGGTATTATGAGAATAGCAGTAAATGCTATTACTAAAGAATTTATGCCACAGATAGGTTTATCATTACAATCTGGTGAAGGAGTATAGTATCATGAAGCTTTCCACTATGTAAGTTTATTGTTACTCAATGATAATCAGCGTAGAGCTGTATATCAAGAATATGTAAATACTCACAGTGAAGCTAGAAATTATACCGAATAGGAAGTAGAAGAAGCGCTTGCAGAAGAATTCAAAAATTACATGATTAATGATAAGAATCCTTCTCTACGTTATAAAATCGTTAAATTTTTTAAGAATGTAAGAGATTATGTAAAAGCTCTCTTTGGTAAACCTAACTTTCCAAGGCAACTATTCAAAGCAATTAAGCAAGGACAATTTAAGGATACTACTGTTAGTAACACTATTGCTAAAGAATTTTATGCTAACCATCCTTATGGTGTCACTTATTACATACCTGGATTAACTACAGAATAGATAAACAACATGCCTAATATTTTTGATTCTGACACATTCTATAATGTAGCTAATTCTCTGACAAGTACAGCTTTGTCTATGTATAGCATTAGAAGTATAGACGATGTGCACAATTTGGATATAAACGGTATGTTTGACACAATTCAAGATAGGTTAGATGCTGGTTGGGTTGCCGATGAAAATGTAGCGTTAGTATAGGATGTATTAAATAATAAAGATATATTTAGACGTAATATTCTAAATAGATTGAATTAGTTAGGGATTAAAGAAGTAGACAAGGTTGAATCAGAAGAAGACGGTAGATTAGAAACAGAAACCGGGGATAATCCAGATAACTCATGGGATAAAAATCAAGGTGATATATCTAAAAAAGATAATATCGCCTTTAGAGCAAAACTGTTCTTCTATTCAGTACCTAAGTACGAATATGTATTTATAAAAGATGAATCTACTGGAGTAGTTACTAAAGAGATACAACCTGTTGTAGATGATGTATTCGGTATTCCTACCACTGAAGCATTTAATATTGTATGGAACAAAATAATGGAAAATCTGTGGGATATAGATAATTATCAAGATATTCTTAATGAAACTGCAAGATTAGCTGAAACAGATAAGACGTTCTATGCTTTAAATGAAATGCTCAACTCTGAAGAGAATCCAATTGATGATAATACAAAGACTCAATTAGAAACTACAATTAAATCAGCTAAAATTCAGATGAATACTATCGAAGTTAAACCAGACACTCCTAATATTACTTATGATATGTCTGATGAATAGCGAGAGTATGAAACTGCTGCAGCATTAAATAGATCTATTTGGGAAGTATTAGATAGTGACAATCTTAGAAAAATAAGAAGATTGCCGTCAAGATGGTCTAAAGCATTCTTTGCTTCAAATAATGTATTAATAAATGAAGATGGTAAACGTTATCTTAATCCAGATGCAGTAAAATACATAAATGCAAGGCGGTCTAAATTAAATGTACTAGCAGGTAAAGTAAATAAACAAAGAAAAAATCTTCAAGATGACGAATTAGTATTACAGCAAATGAAGGACAATTTCCTTGAAATATGTAATGCTATACAGATTCCTTTTGATGAAGCAGCACTTAGTTATTTATTGTCTCAGATGCCTGATTCTAACCTTACTAATAATACTCAACTAAATCAATTTATATCGTTCTGGTCTTCTAAAGAAAGACAAAGTTTTAATAATGGCGTATTAGGAGATATAGCACAATTAGGTATATCTGGATTAAGCTATATTAAGAAACGAAGTGGCAAATCTGGATCTAATACAGCAAGAACCATTGATCGTATATTCAATTATAGTTCTAAAGATGCTTAGATTAATAAGATGGCTGTAGCATATGGCAAAGTACATCCGTCTCCTCAAGAATTTAGTGTAGTTGGAGCAGATGGAGCCTTAGTGTATCCTATAAGTGAGAATAATTACATGTCTGATCAAATACGTAATATAAATAAAAATGCTAATGGTAAAAGACAATAGATACTTGATACACCTTATAGTAAGAGAAGCTTAATAGCAAATACTACAGATACTCAATTTAAGCTACACAACTTCTTAGCATTAAATATAGATGAAACTAGTAGAGATTATTTTGGTATTACTCCTATTGAAGATTATATAGCTAAGCTTACATTAACATTTAATAATCAGATGATACTTCCTACCATGTCTGATAAGAAGACTTGGTATAGTATTTCTGGCTTACAATTAGTAAGAGATAACCTATCTTCTAAAGCATTTGATGAAGGTACTGCTAATTATTATGCTATCCTTGGTAAAGACGTTCCAGAAGGAACTGATTTGTTTATCAATCAGGAGAGACAATTTAGTGATAGAACTCTTAACATATTTGTAAACTACTGGTTAGACGAATTTGATGCAGTGTTTGATTATTATATTCATAAACCGTTTGTAGAAAAAAATCCTACATTGAGAGTGGACAACTATCATGGTAAGATTAAAAACGGTAAGATGGATGCTAGTGGTAACGGAGGCAGATTTAGGTATTTTAGTAGTCTAAGAGTATCGGATAAAGTTATCAATATAAATCAAGATTTAGCTAATCTTGAAAAGAATAGTTCTAACGAAGAAGTACTTCAATATCTCAAAGACTTAAAAGTATTATTACTCGGGCTTGACAATGTCAATAGTGCTAGTCAAGTAGTAAGAACTGCTCCTGTTTATCAAGCGATGAACAATTTGCTTATTGGAGCTACTACAAGAGAAATGAATAAACTCGTTAATAGAGGAATATTAGGATTTAGTAATGGAAGATTTACAAACAAGTTAATTCCTTATAACATTCTTTCCTATTATAAGAAAGCTGCTAATACTAAATTATATAGTCCAAATGAAACTTCAATTCTTAATGAGGATATATTGTACTCAATTATTGGTTCTCATGTTGCCAATAGTGCCCTGTCTATAATAGAAGTTGAAAAATGTTTTACAGGTGATCCTGCATATTACAAGTGGAAAAAGTTTGAGAAGAAAGTAATAGATGATAATGGAGAAGTAATAGCAAGCTATGATGTTATTTCTGGTAGAGATGTAGATAAGATTAAACGTCTATCTGCAGTTCTTTCTACTGGTACTAATTTGAGAACATTATGGGATAATCCTGCTGAAAATGATACCTCTATAAGTGTATTACATCTTAAAGATAACGAAATAGGTTCTGAATATTATGACCAGTTATATAACATATTCCGTAACTCTATATTAAGAGATTTATTGAGTGAAAAGCATCCTGAATATACAGATGATATGCTTATCCAAGCTCTTAACACTCCCGAAAAAGAACAAAAATTCTATGAATCTCTCGATAAGTAGCAGTAGGAATTTGTAGATAACTATTCTAAGAATAGTGCTAATCCTTATAATGATGGGGAAATTAATCAATCTGATGCAGCTGTATATGTACGACCAGCATTATATAGACGTATTATGAAAGCTTTAGGTAATTGGTCAGATGAAATAGAAGAAGCCTATAGAATAATGGAAGGAGATGACGAAAGTTGGCTTAATGATCCTGTTAAATATGCTAAGACTACTTCGGCGCTTATAAATCCTTTAAAAATGGTTTACTTTGGTGATCATAGAGATACCCAACTTAATCTAAATATTCCGGTATTCGATAAGATGGCTATGTTCCCCATGTTTAAAATATTAGCCAAAGGTGATAATAAACTTTTGTATGAACGTATGAATGATGAAGAATTAGGCACTATTGATATGCTTACTTTTGAATCTGCAGTTAAAGTAGGAGGTAGAAAGAAATATCAGGCCTATTCTGATACTAAGAATACTAAATTTAATGTAGATGATCTTAATAAACCATCTTATGATAAATTCCATACAGAAGGTAATCTTCCTGTATTTAAGTAGGACATAAGCAATCTCAGATTATAGCTTAATACTAGTCCTCATGAGCATCTAGATCGTTCATTTGGTACTCAAGCAGTTAAAATATGTCTTGGTAACTTAATTGATACTCGTACTTATGGATAGAATAAAGGCCAAAGCGTTACTGGTTCTGACATTAAAAGAAGAGTAATGGCAGCAATCAATAGATTGTCTGTTAGAGGAGCTAATGAAGTATTGTAGAGATTCCTTAAAGAAGGAGTTATTAATAACAAAGCTTTATCTGATTATTTAATAAGTCAAGCTATGTCATCAGGTATGTCTGATGAAGTAATTGATGGTTTTAAATTAGACGAGAACGGAGAATTCCGTATTCCCCTTGCAGCTACAAGTTCCAGGAATTGGATAGAAAGTAGAATTATATCATACATCAATAAGTTAGTAGTAGATTTAAATACTCCTGGTGGTTCTGCTATTCAAATGTCGTCGTTTGGTTTTAAAGCTACAGAAACACGTAAACAATCTGCTATCGGTACTGCATTTAACGATGGTAAGAAATTAAGATTCTTGAACAAGGATGGTAGTATGGATGTCATTTTAAGTACTAATTTCTTTAGACATATAGTTCCAGAAGAGTATCAAGGTAGCTATGGCCAAATGAAAAATTGGTTGCTTAAAAAAGGCATAATTGGACAGAACTCTATTCCTATGGGAGTAGGCTATCGTATTCCTACTCAGGGTTTATCTTCTACCTTTAGTTTTAAAGTAGTAGATGTACTACCAGATAGAATTGGTGATACTGTTATTGTACCTGATGAGTTTACCGCAATGACAGGTTCTGACTTCGATGTTGATAAATTGTATTTAGCTACTCTCAATTACGATTAGGATGGCAATATAATACAATATAAAACAGATGAAGATGGAAATACGTTATCCGAGGATAAATAGAGTTCTGAAGCATTGCAGAATGCTATTATTCAAAGCTATCAGTTAGTAGTATCTGATAACAAGAATATGGCAGAAACTCGTGCCTCTATTGATACACTTACTAAACTATTATAGAAGGATATTCTACCACTTATACAGCCTTCTGTAAAGGAAGAGGCTTTGCCTATGTACGAGCTATTACCCTCATTTCAATTAGCTCGTAAAGAAGAATATACTGGCGGTAAAGCAGGTATTGCCCCGTTTGCTCTTAACTCTACAAACCACTGTCTTACACAATTAGTACATCTATAGATGATTTATACTAAGAATAATCCTTATGGTTTAGGTCCCATAGATGCTATTAAAGGTAGAGATGGTTTTAGAATTTTGGACTGGTTGTCTGCTATGATAAATGCGCACGTAGACGTTGCTAAGGACCCGTATATTATGGCTTTGAATGTTAATCAAATTACTTATAATATAACTAACTTACTACTTCGAGGTGGTATGGGTAAAACTACATTCTATTTCTTAGCTCAACCTATTCTTAAAGAATTCGCAGATTCTATGATTGCCAATAAAGGTGTGTATGGTGTAAAATCACAAACTGAAAATCAAATAATAGCAACATTGTATGATAAATATACTAAACAATACAAATCTTACATAGAAAGTCTACCTGAAGGTTCTGAAAAACAATCACACGTAATTAAGTATAATACAATAGCTGATGAATTGGGTATAGATTTAATTGGTGATAAACAGAAGGAAGTATATGATAGATCTATAGTATTCAATGACAATAGGTTAATCAAAGGTTTGAAGACTAAGGATCCTTTTGTACAATTGATGTGTTTAAAAGCATATAATGAGCTTAATGTTGATGCTAAAAGATTGAGTGAATTAGTACACCGCTCACAAATTGATACTAAAAAATTTGGTAATACTCTAGCTCAATAGATGAATTTTAGAAACTCCTATGAGACTTTCATACACGATAATGCTGAATACTTTGCGATCGCAGGAGAAGAGTTTGATGAAAATAATCCTCAAAAAGCTTTGCGTACTTATTTCGGAGATACATTCTTGAGTACTAAATTGCACTATGGTACATCTTTACCTAGGAAATTATTACGTTCCCAAGCATTTCCTGCAACAAGAGTATTCCAAGATATATTTACTTCTACCATGGGTATATTTGGAGAAAGAAAAGAAATTACATTTAATAATGGACAATAGGCTTTAGCGTATAAACATATTGGTGATAAAAAATTTGTAAATAGATTTTCTTCATATATAGATTCTATCATTAGAGCTAGATTATCAAGGGACTTACCTGCTTTACATTCTACAGATGAAGAATTAGTAGAGATGCTATATGGAAAAAATAGTATGTGTAAAAGATTAACTGGCATCAAGCAATACATAATAGAAAACAAAGATGTATTCCCTACGTTGGTATCCTAGGATGGAACTATTAAGAATCAGTTGTTAAATTACTTGCAGGAGTATCAGGGGGATGGTGCTGTACAAATTATAGATCGTATAGTACTATCTGATTCTTCTCTAAGTAATGATTATGAAACTGAAAATCAATTAGTATCCGCCTTTGCTGAGTTACTCGAATCACAAGATGCAGCAGTAAGACAATTTGCCAATGATTTAGCTAAATATGCTTATCTTACATCTTATGATGAAAGAGACGGCAATAATTTCTTTAATCTTGTTCCAAATAAATGGAAGGAGGATAATGGATATGTAAATGTAATTAAAGAAGGATTAAAATAGTTTAAAGATTCTTCTAATACTGTCGCTTATTCTTCTATTGCGGAATCTAATGATCAAGTAGAATCACTATATTTCCCTTCAATTAATATTACTATTGCTAGAAATATGTGGTAGGATGATAGTGTAGTACCTCCTTATATATTGAATACTGACAAAGGAGACAAAGTGTTACATCGTACATCTGAAACTAAGAAAGGTAAATATACATTAAAAACAGATTTGTTTGCTACTTCTAAAATGAAGAAAGAGTTCGTAAAAGTAGTTAACGGAACAGGATCTAACAAAACGATAGAATTATACAGACGTGTAGGTCAAGCATCGTACAAAAATGAAGATGGAGAAATAGTAAGTAGAGGAACTAAATATATATATCAAAGAATACCCAAATTAGGGGTATTAGATAATGGATTCAGAGTTATGGAATTGCAAAAACAAAGCCTAGAAGCATCTGCTTTTAGTGACAATTCTTTCAATATGAATGCTCTATTGACTTCTGGTTAGATAGAAGAGTTGGCGTTAAACGCTTTACGCAATCCTAAAAAAGATTCCGAATTTACAAAGATATTTATACCAGGGGATATAAACTCTATCCAAATTAATATGGAGCAAGATTCTAAAGAAATCTCAGGATAGTAGGATGGAAGCCCTGTTATTGATATATCATCTAATACTATTGATATTGAAGATAATTTAGTACCTACTGATGATGTAATTATTACTCCTGAGATGATGCAGGAAGCTACTGACTTTGTATATGGTACTATTGAAACTGAAGATTTCGATGCTAATGCTGCTATAATGGATTTTGTATAGAGTGTAGAAGACATAAGTGAATTAACTGAAACATTTGGTATGAATTTATCTCCATAGGAATCTATTATACAAGGTACTCAACAAAGTACAAATATAGAAGATATGAGTGCTTTAGTAGAATTAGGTAAAAAACGTAAAAAAGAATGTGAATAATTATGCAGTGTTTGAATTTAAATAATAAAGAAGTTAAAGCAGCTTTTGATGAAGTAGCACAAGTAATAGGTGAAGATGCTGCTTATTATGTCATATCTGAAAACAATGGTTATGCTATAGACTAGGGCCCTGATGGGTCTTAGTCTAAAGTATTTACAGACATACTTGAAAGAAACGAAGGAGATAGAGAAGCAACTATTAAGCAAGTGGCTGCTACTTTTATACCTTCAAAATAGAATGAATTAGAAGATTATGTCAATATAGAATAGATATTAGGTAAAGACGGAGATATTTATCCAGCTGGAGTTGTTTTGGATAAATTAAAAGATAATCTTCCCAATAATTTAATTAAAGACTTATTTAAAGATTCAGATGTACTTGTTAAACTAGATAGTAGTTCTAAGTACTATATGGTTTATAAAGCAGAAGAAAATTGTATTATAATAAATCCTAATACATTCAATAATTAGCCTATTCAGTATAACGCTGTTTCTATATTGCACGAATTAGTACATGCATATTCTTCTAGAGCTATATTCTTAGTTGAAGAAGGTAAAGGAAATAAATTAGAACAAGATGTCTATAATAGAATAGAAGACATTCGTAAATATTACGCAGATGCATTCTCGAGTAAGAGAGATAAATCTGGTTCTTTTAAAGGAGTTTACTATGGTTTAAATGATGCTCACGAGTTTATTGCAGAGTTTTTAACCAATCAACAATTTGTTTATTTACTCACTGGTAATTTAAATCAAGACAATAAATTAGATTAGTTTGTAGACAAGGTAAAAGCATTCTGGAATAGTGTGGTGAATCTTATACTTGGAAAAAAAGATTTAGAATACTTAACAGTAGAAGAATAGGATCAACTTAGAAGTGAACTATTTGATTTTATATCTTTTAACCATGACAGTATTGAGCACATAAATGATAGATTTGAAAGAGAATTCTAGCTTAGTACAGAACTAAATGGTAAAGAAATAGAACAAATGTTGAATCATTAGCAATAGTATAATTTCAATACTAAAGAGGAGCTTGAAGAAAGATTAAAAGATATTCGTAAAAATCTTGAAACAGGACTGACATCTCGTTTAAATGCTATTGATGAAAAAGATCCTGCTAAGAAAACTGAATTAAGAGAGCAAATAAAGTATCAAATAAAGAACCTACAGAATGACTTAATCAGTGATATAGAAGTTATAATGAGTTTTACCAATGAGCTTAAAGATGACATTAGAGTTGTAGCTAGGGAGGTAATAGACTCTTATAATGGAAAAACTGATGCATTAAGTAATGAAAGATTAGTATCTCTTAATAAAAACTATTTTGGTTTTTATTGCAAGTATGCTGATGAAGTATATAAGTCATTGGTAAACTTGTCAGAATATAGTAATATAATAGGCACTAAGTAGTATGATAAACTTCTGTCTGACCTATAGATATGTAAAAGTATTCTAGATGCTTGTTCTGATCATGTCAAAAGAATGTAGGTACAAAATGCAAAGAATATAATGCTAAAGAATGGATTATAGGTAGGTTCTCCTACTATATATAATTATTTAGCAGAAAATACCAAAGAAACTAATAATGATATCTCTTCTCTTACTAGGTTGTTTGGAGCTGGTGATAAGATTAATGATGAAGCTATTAAAACTTTATTTAATATTCTTCAAAATACTGAGAATACTATTAATTCAAATACTTTTAATAAAGCTCATTATTTGTTGAATAAGTTAAAGGCAGCTGGTAATAATCAAAAAATATTATTTGAAGTAGACGATGATGGTAAAACTACAGGGTATATAGTAAGAGAAAGAAATTATGGTAAATTTCAAAAAGACTATAAAGAATTCTTATAGAAAACCAGATAGGAATTAGGTCTTCATCCTGGTGAAATAGCTTCTCCTGAAAATAGAGAGTTACGTATTCAATATAATCGTAAACGTAATGAATGGTTATCTAAGCATTGTGAGCGTAAATATACTAAAGAGTATTATGATATGTTTAATGCACTTAGTGATTAGGCTTCTAATGCTAGAGAACTAATTATGATTAAAATTCGAGATCTTACTAGTAAATATAAAACTATTGACGGTATAGTTTAGTATGAAAAATTTACTGACTCTGAATGGAACCAGTTATAGAGACTATTCTTAGAAAAGAAATAGTTATCTAGTAAGTACGATTTAATGGGTAATGAAAAACCAGAAGGGTCAATCGAAAGACAGATAGCTGACGAACTATCAGAATTAAACGATAAGATAGCTAAAGGTCTTAAAATGAAAACTAACTTACAGAAATTTGAAGAAGTACGTAAGTAGAAAGAAAAACAACTTAGCAATAAAGACTATAATAAATGGTATGAAAGAAATACTCGTACTGTTTATTCTGAGGAATTTTATGATTTATTGTCTAAAATAGATAGAAGTTCTTATGGAGAAAAGTATGAAGAATTAAACCGTCAAAAAAGGGAAATACTTAATACTTTTAGAGATGATAAAACTGGCGAGATTAATACTAATCTGATGCCTAACTCTGTTATGAATATTATTAACAGGTTAGATGCTAGAATGAGAACTATTCGTAAATCTAAAAAAATAGACAAAAGTAAACATGGTCTTAAATTTGAAGATATAGCAAAAATAGTTCCTACTGAGCAATATAAAAGAGATTACAGAGAGGCCTTAATGAAAGATGAAGAAGTTCCTGGTACATTGCAGGATTTTGAACTTAGGCATACATATAGAGACTCTTAGGGTAGAGTGCATCCTAAATCTTATTATACTAAAATAGTTCCTAAGGATGATAAATACGTAACTGTTTAGCCGTCCATGAACTTTTCGGAAATATCAGAAGAATCTCCTTTTTATAATAAAAATTTTGATAGAACTAATGATGAATATTATCAACCAAAACAATCTCTTTATGATAATAGTAAAGCATATAAATCTATCATGAAAAATGAGGAGCTTAAAGAATTAAGATAGGCCATTATTGATACTATGGAAGAGTCTAATAGTAAATTAGATAATTTACATGGGTTAAATAAATATAAACTACCACAAATATCTGGTTCATGGTATAAATTCTTAATCGCTCATAATTATAATCCGTTTAAAGCTACTGGTAATTATCTTTTAGATGGAGTGTCAGTTAAAGGAGATGACCAAGGTATGTAGCAGAAGGTAAAAACAGCACCAGATGGTACATCATTAGCAATGGTTCCTTAGTATTTTATTAAAGACTTAGATGACCCAGCTACTATATCTGCTGATATGGTTGGGTCAGTTATCTAGTACTTCAAGATGGCCGAAAACTTCAAATAGAAGTCTGCTATAAAAGGAGAAGTAGAAAATATTAAAGCATTCTTAGGGCAACGTAGATATAGTGGGTCTAATACTGGTATAGCTGGTACTATGAAAAAACTATTTAAGTAGAAAATAGAACCTAAATCTGGAGAGTAGACAAATATATATCAATTCGCTAAGAAGTTTATCGATATGAATGTATATGATGTTAAACTTAATGCTATTACTTTTTCTATTGGAGAAAGAGAATACAATATCACAAAATTATTCAATAATCTTCGTATATATGGTACTCTTAGAAACTTGGGTTTGAATTTTGCTTGTGCCTTTACTGGTTTTTTTACAGCTTTACATTCTCATTTTGTAAACGCTCTTACTGGTAGATATTATGATTTTTCTGATGCAGTATATGGTTTTAAAGATCTAATCTACGATTTGTTTAGATATGGTATAAATGCCGGTAATAAAAACTATAAGAGTACTTAGATGGCATTAATGGATTACTTTGAAGTAGGTTCTACTATAGATAGTTTATTTAAGAATACTAACCGTAACAGATATTTGAATGTATTGTAGAATGAATGGGCATTCGGAGTCTATTCAGCTTCTGATTATTTTATAAAAGGACAAATTCTAAATTCTGTTATGTACAACTATAGAAATGTAAACGGTGAGTTTATTTCTAAAGAGCAATATTTTGCAAAGTATGGAAGAACTGAAAATACTAAGGATGAATGGAATAAATATAAATCATTTAAGGCTTCAATTAAATTTATAAATAATAAGTTAATAGCTATAGATCCTAAAGATTAGAAAGCTATAGATAAAGCTAAGTTTATAATAGGAAGTACAGCTAGAAATCTTTCAGCATCTGCAGATGGTATGCTTACCTCATTATAGAAAGCATAGTTTAGTTCTAATGTATTTGGCGCTATGTGTATGATGCATAGATAGTATATTCCTGTTATTATGTAGGAAAGATGGACTATGAGTAAACAATGGGATTATACTTCATAGAGATATGTAGAAGGTTTGTTAAGAACTCCATTAAGAGTATTTAGTAATATTTATAAAGATAATTCAGGTTTATCTATTCTAACTTCTACTTTTAATCAATTGATATTGAATAAAGGAATAGAAGATGAACTTACTAGAACAAATCTTAAAAAACTTAAAATAGAACTTACAATGATATTAGCTTTGTGGCCATTTTTAGCTTATATAACAGGATAGGCTGCAGATGACGATAAGCGTAATAAATTACTTAATTTATTTGCTTATGTTATGGCTAGAACATCATTTGAATCTGGAGCTCCTTATAAACTTACAGATATATATAATACTATTAAAACTCCTACTCCATTATATAGTTTAATAGACAATTTTGGAGCAATAATATCTTATCCAATAGAGCAATTCTATGGATTATTTACAGATGAAAAAGATAAAAACAAAGTAATAACTAGAGGTGCCTATAAAGGAGATACACAATTAGAAAAAGCAATTTGGCAATCTACTCCTCTTAAAAATATCATTGAACTTAATGATATTCCAAGTAAACGTAGATATTACGATAAACAAATTGCAAATAATTAAAAATAAAGCCAGGCTATTATACCTGGCTTTTTTGTTGGCACTGTTCACATGCTTCATATTTTAAACAATCAAAAAAAGAAGAGTCTAAAAAATCTTTCCAAATAATACAAATCTTTACATAAAAATTATTATGTAGTAATAAAGAACCATTTGTATAAATATCCTTATATATATCTATATACTCCTTATCAAATAAAGTAAATATATAAGCATATTCTTTTGCTCCATTATAATCAATGGAACGTTTATTATAATAAAATTTATTTTGTATTATTTCTGAAATAATATACTGATCATATAGTAAATTATATATTAAGCCTATACTATTATTGCCTAATATAACTATATCTACAAATTTATCAGTATCAAATATATGAGGATTTAATTCAAAAAGGGCTGCGTATAATCGTAGCCCTTTATTGTGCTTATTAAAATCTATCATGCTGCTTCCTCAATATCAACATGATCTTCTGTTACTTTTTCTATCTCTTCAATTTCATTTTCATTTACTTCATCTGCAGGATTAATAATTGTACAACTATTAAATGCAAGTTCAATGTCTAAATCATTATCAGTTTTAGCTATATAATTCTTCAATTCCATCATTCTCATAATATTTACGAGTATGTTCCCAATTGTCTGAACTGATATGATATGAAATTTCTTTTAAAGTATCTGCTATAATATTTCTACGTTTGAGTAACTCCTCTTCGTTAAACATATTAAATACTCTAACTTCGTATTTTCCATTTGTTTGTATCGCAATAATATACGCTTCAAAATCATAATCATCTGGATTAAGATTTAATTCATTAAGCATATACCAAGTAATAGCACAAAGGTAAAAAGCTATTTGCCTGTAATAATCGAATTCTTCTACAGAATGTTTAAAATTATAAACATCACTAGTAGTTTTAAGGTCTATCAAAATGATTTTCTTATTAACATGATCAAATATTACTCTATCAAGTAAAGATTTACATTTTACATCATATAAATCCCAATTAATATGATACTCATTATGACAGGTGTATGTAGTTGGAACATTAAACAGCAAATTATTTGCTGCTACATGTTCTTGTAGGTTTTCCTTAATTTGCTTTAGCATAGTTAAATCAGCAAATGAAATAACCTTCTTTGTAGAACTTACTTGTAGATAAGTAATATACTGACTGTAAGTTTCTACAATGTGCTTTGCTTCTGATCTCTTTATATCTACTCCTTTACTATTACTATAAGAATTATTATAGGCATCTAGTAATAGCTTCTCCTCATCTATTAAAGGATCAGTTAATTTATGAGTACTATAATACTCACATAAATCTTTCTGTTGTTTTACTTTTGGAACTTCAAAATCTAATATTTCATAGTCTTTCCAAAATTCTTCTGGTTGAAGAATATACTCATGTATCATAGTTCCTTTCTCAAGGAACTTACCGGATATACCTTCTTCATTTCCGTCTAGCATATCACGAAGATATCTAGGCCCTTTCTTAAGAAACCATCCTATTGCGCTATTACTAATGCGTGTATTATCTTCATAATATGGGATATCAATCTTCATCATTTAAAGAAACATTTAATTTTTTGTATTATCTTTTTCACTTAATACAAAATCTTTGAAGGCTTTAATGTGTTCAATTTCTCTATCAAACTCTAGATACCAAATGAAGCGACGGCAAGCATTATCAAAGTTTCCAGTTTCTAATTCACTCTTTATAATATCCATCTGTTCTTCTTTATCTTCCTCTTTTTCAACTAACTTTGATTCAATAAAAGCATTAAACTTTCTAGTCATTAATACTTCATTTACTTTTTTCTCTAGTTTACTGTAAATCTTCTGTAATAAGTTCATTTTCTTCAGTGTTTAAATTAGTTTCCCAAGGTATATCGTCTTCTTCTATAACTTGTTCTTCTGTATCTATAATTACAGGTTCATAATTATCCTTATTATTATACATATCAGTTAATAATGAACAATTATAATAACCTAATTTTCTTAACTCTGGTCCTTCATGCCAATGTCCATAGAAATGAGCTATCTTATGTTTAGCTACATTTCCTAATAACTCATTGTTAAATGGGTTATCATGAGTAATTAAGATATCTATATCATTAGGTATCTTATTATAATGAGTAATTACTTCATCAGAAGTATTCTCTTCACCTGTATCTGGATCTATTTCTCCTACATTTACTCCTCTATCCTCAAAAGCCCATCTACCTTTTTGAAATGATATAGGTTTAATATAAGGACATCCATAAAACTTTATACCTTCATAAGTATATTGTTCATCTATTAATATAACTAATTTACCATTAGTTCTTACAGATAAATCTTGTTTTAACTCATTATAATAACCTTTATTATAAGCATCTTCTAAGAAAAAATCATGATTACCAGGAGTAATAATAACTTTCTTACATGGTAATCTGTTTACCCAATTAGTAAATCTATTATACCACCAATGTCTAGATGCATCTATAGACCGTTGATTATTTAAATCAACGATATCTCCTGCAATGCATAATACATCACATTCTGGTATATCTATAAATGAACCATGTATATCACTTAAACTACATATTTTCATAGTTAAAATTTAAAGGCTAGTATTTCTACTAGCCTTATTTGTTAATTACGCAGCTGTTTTAAGGTTAACTATAAAACGTTCAGTTTCATCTTCATAATCATCGTCATCCCACATATCGTCATCGTCATTGTCGTCATTATCATCTTCGTAATCCTCATTAGAATCATATTCTACAATTTCTTCTTCTTTTGTAGTAATATTTAAATCCTTTAGAAGATCAGCATTAGATATTTCAGGGAACATTAACTTTTCATCAATAAATGATAAGATATTATCAATAGATAATAAGTTAAAGTTACTTACAATAAATTTATAAATAGAATCAATACTATTTTCTTCTATACCTTTATCCTTCAAAATCTCTTTAAGGAAGCGAGCATTATCGTTAGGTTCAAAATGACGACTATAACGAACACGAGAACAACGATCTTTTAGATAGCAGTTAACTCTTTCTTCATTATTACATGTGAAAAGAACTAACTTCTTTGCATTTGTCTGCACACCGTCTAACCATCCTAATAAATTTTCTGTATCCCAATGCTTATCTACTTCATCAAAAATTACTACTACCGGAGTAGAAAATTTACGAAAGAAGTCATTAATCATATGTGTAGGGAAATCTTCATCTACTACAAATATAGGAAGATTAGACTTTTCTGCAATGACTTTAGCCATAACAGTTTTGCCAGTGCCTTTGATGCCACTAAGCATTACACCAGTAGATAGTTTACTAGTATTATTAAAGTAATTAATTACACGTTTTACAAAGATTTCATCATCTTTAGTCGTGTAAACTTTCTTAGGTAGGCTAAGTGATCCATCTTCTTCAAGGAATACTCCTACTCCAAATCTATCAAACTTCAAGTTGTATACTTTACCGTTTACTAAATCACAATCCAAACCGTTAGGTTTTGTTACTATCTTGTTGCCTACTTTAATAAATTCTGACATAATCTGTTATTTTTTAGTTTTTAATTCATTGATCATTTGATCAACTTGTTTTTGGTTTCTTACTAAGTATAGCTTATACTTAGCATTACTCTTCATAAGAGTATATTTAAAGATTTTCCAACGCAAAGGAAATGAATCACCCATTAAGCCTTTACATTCTATTATAAAGTCTTCTCCAATAAAGTCTGGTAAGTACGTCATAGCTCTTACCTTTTCTTCATTATATTCAAACTTAGGTATAAGTTCAAAATGAGTAGATTCATATTCTGCTGGGATATTAGCTTCTTTTAACTTTTTGTAGGTATAGGTTTCAAGTTTGCTTCTAAATCTAATTCCATCATAGATATTAGGTTGTGCATTCTTTACTTTCCCCTACTTCTTGGTTTTCTTGCCTTTTTTTAAGTTCGTCATATAACCATTCTTTTACTTCTTCAAAACTATTTGCTTTAATAGCATCAGATATATCTTTAGCTTTGAATTTCTTGTGTACTAATAGCCCTTCTAAGCCTGTTTTAAGGCTCATTTTACGAAGATATTTTACGCCTGCATTATCTCTATCAAACAGAATGATAATACGCTTAAAACGCTTCTTAAGGCCTTCTAATATATCATTAGGTATAAATGTACTCTCCGATGAAGGAGATATAGCTGATATTCCCATTTCATAGAGGCACATTACATCTTTCATACTTTTAGTTATAATCAAAGTATCACCTTTACTTGGTAATTGAGCATACCCTTGTATGTCATACTCAGTAAGATTATTTCTCCATTTAGTATATTTATCAGCTAAAGGTCTATATATTTTAAAGTTGTTATACACTTTATAAGCATACATTGGATTATCTTCTTTATATATTCCTTTAACTATTCCATTACATAAGTAATACTTAATACTATTCACATTAAATTTCTTTAATGTCTTTTCGGAGATATTAAACTGAGACCAATAATTGATATCAGTAGGAGTAAATTTCTGCCTTACTATACCAATTACAGTCTCAGATGAAGGTATATATTGCTTAGAGCTATCGAGTTTAGTGTCTGTAGTAATATTAAGCTGTTTAACAATATCTTTTAGTATATCATTATAATTTGTTAAACCTGTATACAATGATACAAATTTAACTATATTACCACATTCACCTGTTCCATGGTCCTTGAATAGTAACTGTTTAGTTCTCTTGCTATAATAGATTCCAAAAGAAGGATTCTTATCCTTACGAAATGGACTATTATATATAGCACCAACCTTAAACTGTCCAAGGTAGTGAGCATATATATCATACTCACTTACTTTAGATAATATATAATCTAAAGTAATATCAGTAGGGATTTTAACCCTTCTTTTGTCATACATATTTGTATATTTAGTGTGAGAGAGGATGGATTCGAACCATACCACACGCTATCCCCATTTGGCGACCTGTACTACCTATCACAGTTAACGCATCTCTCGTATATCCTATAGAATTTATTACTATAGGATAATATTTGTTATTATATGTTATTAGTTTCTATGTTATTATAGTTACATTACTATTCCTCCATATTTAGTTAATAATGTTAACTAGTCTCCGAATCATGTTTTTTCAGTCTATGTTTGCATATTCTATAAAATAGTACTTCGTCAATAAGCGTTCCCCTATGCGTTGCATAGCCTGACGAGTTATTACCTAGAAATATATTTATAGAAAGAAAGCTGATAAATCTCTATTAGTATAGAGCTAATTCTCTTTCAAACCGTAAAGTAAACTATCGTATCATAGGACTCACACCTATCTTTGTACACCACTATGCGGGATTAAGGCATAGCTGCTCTTTATGGCATAACGTCTCCTAGTCTACTTTAAATAATTCTCGTATTTTCTTAATCTTAATATTAGCTGAGTCTTTATTAAGACACTCCCTATGATTGATTACAATGTTTTCTTTAGTCTGTTCTATATCCAATGGAACAGCTCTTCCCATTCCCCAACCATTTTTATATCTACCCTTCTGATGAGCAAACATATAATAGCGAAAAAACCAAGGACTAATACCATTAAGTATTAATCCTCTATTTAACGAATCTTCGTGTCGCTTAAGACATACGTATACCTCATATCTTACATTAGACTCTCCTTTATAAGTACCATTACTATCTAAAGTAGAATCACATGAGTATACTGCTACTCTATAACCTAAATTCTCAAGTAAATCAACAATTTGCATTGCTGTATATGCTTTATTAAGCATTTCTTCAGAACCTATATTGCAATTTTCAGATATGACAACATATACATTTATTAAACGTCCACTTCCAACTCCGTGAGTTTTAATTCGTTTTTTCATAGCTGGAAAACCTTCCATTAGACGATCATAGTTCATATCATCACCATCTAATTCATCCCATTTATAATCTCTTTTAGAACCTCCTAAACTTAAATTAAGCTCAAGTTTAGCTAGATCTTTTAGACCTTTAGTATAACCATATTGATTCTTCTTAATATTAGCTATATCCATTCCTCTAAAAGACTCAAATTCTGTTTCTAAATGGTTTTGAGTATCCTGAATATTACCTTCAGGTGTTGGATGAAGAGCGTCTTCATAAAACTTAGTGATACTATCGTATTTATAAGTTAGGTTTACCATGATAATTAATTGTTATTGTTTGTTCTCTATCTGTTAACCATCTAGTTAACTGTTCTTTCTCATTATCTGTCCAATTAATAATTAGACGCCATTTCCAATCTAAGAAATGATTATACTTTAAATTATGTCCTGCTTGTATCATACGAGTAGAGCATACTTTTCGTATATTTTGTTCTGAGATAAAGTCTCTAAGAGATCTAACATATTCAACAACTTCACTATCATACCTACTTTCATATTTAGCAGAATACGTAACTTCTACAATACCGCCTATAAATCGGTCTATAGTTGACGCATCTAACTGGTTATTTGCTACATATTGACGATCGCAACCGAAACCAAACGTATTACTAGTAGCAATAATAATACATTCCGGATGCCGATGAACTAAGCCTGTGGTTGTCTCAATTTCATCATTAGCTAACGCTGCATTTAGAATCTGCGCCACAGCAGGATCTAAAGCTGTTATCTCGTCAATTAATATAATAGATGGTTTAGCGTAAAATTCTCCAAATCGAGTACTTTCACGTGTCGGATACTTATAACCAATAAACTCAGTAGCCGAAGTCCCAATACCGCAACTAATACATAAGTATGGCAAATCCATGTCTGTTGCAACATTTCTTGCCATTGTACTTTTACCGCATCCTGCAGGACCAACCATCCATATATTCTTTATACCAGAATCTATAGTTTTACGTAACTTATCTTCTGGCTCAAGGTCAGTAAATTTAAATCCTAATTTCTTACTGTCCTCTAGATACTTTAGTCTTTCTGCTTCTATTTGTTCTTTTTCATACTTATCAAGTAATTCATTTATCTCTACTTCTTTTTGTTTGAAAGACATACAATGAACTATCTTAATAGCAGTTAAAGATGTCTTGTACTCGTTACCAAGATAATCGATAAATACAAATTTACCAAACGAGTCTTTTAACTGGTAAATATCTTTTCTCTGATTTAATCGTTTCTTCTTTCCATTTTCTTTAATAGTAGTAGAAATAGCTGCATAAACAATGTCTCCTTCTTTTAACTCATCACGCTTAATATTATGTCCATTTTTAATATTAATGTTTTGAATTGTATAGTTAGAGTCTATTATATCTGCTTCTTTACCTACTTTTTTAAGGAAAGTTTTATTAATAAATTTTGATAAACGCATTATAAATTGATTTTAGTTATACAAAATAAAAACGAGGATTATACACTTTATAGTATATAACCCTCGTATCGCTATATTTACCTAGCGTAGGTAGCTATTTCATTTATAGAATTTATCAGAACGGCAAACCGTAAGGATTTGCTTCTGTAGTATTAGTAACTGCAGCTTCCATAGTAGGAGTTATACTGCTCATAGTCGAACCAATACTTGCTACAGGTGTCTCAACATCTGCAACAATAGGCTTAGCAAAGTTATCAATACGTAATTCAGTAATAGCTGAAGTCTGTCCTTCAGGTAATACCATAGGTTCTATAAATGTATATTTTGCATATGACGGAAGAGTAGTATACCCTTTATCGTTATATACAACTTTGACTCTTAGAAGTTTAGACTTATCTGCATTATTCAAATAATCTACTACTTCTTTAGAGAATTCTTCAAATTTAGTACCGTTAAATACAAGTTGTTCATCCTTATAGAAACAAAGCAACAACTGCATAATACGAGAAAATTGATTATCTTCTTTCTTCTGTACTGCTTCATCACTGAGTTCACCATTCTTATTATCAGGTTTCCATTCAGTCTGTACTAATGTTGCTCCGTCTTTCTCAAATGTTACCTCAAAGAATTTTCTACCTGTAGGAGATTCTGCTACACGTGCACTCTTAAGTGCTACATTTTCTTGAATACCTGCGGGGATAAACTTAATGTCATTCTTTGTTACTTGTTGCGCTCTTTCTTTACTATACATATCTTATTTCCTTTTTTTATTCTGGTAAATAGATTCTATCCCAATGAGTTGTAATCTCATTGTTCTCATCACTTTCTGCTATTACTATCTTTTTTCCTCTAATATGAGGGGCTCTTGCTTCTCGTATAGAGTTATCTCCTCCTTCAAATGAAACTATTGTTTCATTCTTTTTACGATACACATAACCTACAGCATCAGCTTCACCACATACTATGTCTCCTAACTTACCTACAAGATCTAGAGCCATTTCTGTTAGTTCTTCTCCCTCTTTGTTAATCATCTTATCTTTAGTATGTCCTACTAAGATAAAATTATCACAAAGCTCTTTAAACATATCTATGACCTTACGTACAGCTTGTCTAAGATATAGATAACCACTACCATTTGGTAATGTTCTAATGTCTTCTCCTTTATATGTCTTACCCATAGGAGTCTGACGATAAAGTGTAGCTGCATAGCCTAGACACATTTCCTCTAATCGAGTAGCATTATCTATAGCTATGTATTTATAAGGCTTTTGACCTGTTTGAGAAATCTTCTGCCTAATTTGATTAGCTATCTCAGCTAAATCATTAATATTACGTGCTTGAATAGAAAGTGCCTCTAAGAATTCAGAACCACCTTCTAAGTCTATAATTAGACAACCATCAAGCATAGATAGTAATGTAGTTTTACCAGACTTAGGTTTGCCAAAGAATATTAAAAATCTTGGATTCTGTACTCTTGGCTTATTTTTTTCTGTTGGTAGTACTAACATGTTAAAATAGGTTTTTACCTATTTTACTTTTATGATATGATAGTATATGACAAAAATTTGGAAATATATGATAAATAAAGTAAAATTAGATATTTAGAGTTGCATTAATTTCAGTGCTATTATTAATCATAATAATAATATTATTGATAATTGCCTGATCTTCTTCAGGCATACCGATAATATAATTACGATTGTATTTCGGGATAAGCTTATAGCCTACCTGGATAAAATTTCCGTATTCCTTAACCGGAGTACCATCCGGCAAACGAAAATCATAAAGCGGTTTATGACAACTACGACGCATTTTTGCATAGTCATCAAGTTTCTTCATTGCAAGATCAAACTGAGTTGCAAGATTGTAATTGTCTACCTTATACGGGCAATAAGTACATTTACGATACTTAGCTACGTCACAAGGAGAATAGATATCTGCACCGAAACGAATCTTATCGTTCGGTCCAATATATTGGTAACTAAAGGGAGTCTCTTCTGTGTCGATACCATCAATCAACAATTCTGGATAAGCTAAAGCTAAACGCTTTAACAGATAGTTCTTATACATACCTTTTTTATCACACTTTTTATTCGGAAGAGTTACTGTAAAATATTTTCCCATAATTTCAGCCTATTTTATTGTTAAATACTACTTTCTGCTCTGATGTAGTACTTTCAGTCTCTATTAAATTGCCGTATTTTAACTCGTTGTTAAATTCTAATATACAAGGTTCTCCATCTCTTACTTTAAGAAAGTGAAGATATACTTTGTCTTTTACAGGTAAGCGCTTAACACCGTATATAGCTAAATTTAATAGTTCTGGGCGATGAATTGCTATTACAAAGTCACTCGCTTGGAATATTGCATCAGATGCAGCCAAGTCACTCCTCATTGGAAAATGACTTGAAGGATTATTTATCCTATCAGGAGCTTCAATATTTCGATTCATCTGTGAAAGTTGTATAATACTCGTATTAGATAATTTCTTTTTACGAATAAACATTTTCTGTAAATCTATTATTACTGCTCTTTCTCCACCATCTCCATTAACAAGTAATACATGGTCTAATACTACTATTAGCCAAGTATCCTTATCAATACTATCGTGGAATTCATCAATTGCTTGTTCCATTTGTTCAACACTTAGAGGAGTATCAACAAAGTATATTGGATACTTTTTTAATACTTCAGCTTCCGATAAAGCTTTCTCGAATGTTTCATCCTCTAAAGTCTCTTTACCGCTGTATAATTCAGATACAGTTTTTCTCACTCTATTACTAATAGCTCTACCTACATTTCGATAGCCTACCATTTCAAATGAGAAATAAAGAACTTTGATTTTCTGATTAGGATTAAGATCAATTAAATCAAATATTAGCGTATTTGCAAATGAAGATTTACCTGAACCAGATATACCCGCAATAGTAAAGATCATATTAGGTTCAATTCCACCAGTAGCGAAATTAAACTTCTTCCATCCTGTCTTCAAGGATGTTATTTTCTTCTCTTTTCTATCTTTAATATACTGAACAGATTCATCCACTACTGAAGATATAGGTTTAAATTGTATTTTCTCCATAACCACAATATTCAGTTGTTTCATTGTTCATTTGTTCCTCGTAACATTCCCACTCATGTTGAGTGAGCCATTTCCACATAGTTTTCATATAACCTATTTTGCCTGTTTGCATTTTATTATCAATTTCATACCTCAGACAAGCCATGACATGTTCATGCATTGCTTTGGATTTACCTATGATACGGTTATACTCTTTTCTACATTTATTTACATTTGCTCTTAAAAAACCTTTAGTTCCATCAGGTCTTATAACATAAACTGGAAATACTTCATAGAACTCATCAAACATACTTTCTCTATCTTTCTTAATAGTTTCAAGTAGTTCTTCAGAAGGACTATAAATTTTATTGTTGTCAGAAGTAGTTACTACAACAATGTTACGATTAATTAACTCTTGTATCTCTTCTTCATTAACTCGGCTGAGAAGTTCATGAATGTCTTGACTATTTATTTGATTATCATTCAATACAAGAGAAATAAATACTAATTGATCTATTGATAAATTAAATTTATTTAATAGAGATGTATCTAATTCTAGTATCATAAGCATTAAAGTTTATGACAATTATAGAATTTGATACAATATGTTAGATTCTGTTAAAACAGTTCTAATTGTCTTGGTTGTAATTCCTCAATTATCTTAAGGGCTTCCTTAAGATAATATCGATAATTAATTTTGCGTTCTTCAATTGGCTTATTGTCAAACTTATTTAGAAGAGTAACACCAGAAGCAGTGAGCATATTCTGATACTGTCTTGCAGAAGCCTTATATTTATGTTCTCCTACGTATGGCTCAGTATATGTTATAATTTCACCTTCTTTATGACCAGTATCTTTCCATTTCCACAAGTATCCACCATTAGTAGATGCATAGAAACGGTTAGTTCTTTGTTGCTCTTCATTCATATATTCAACATGCCATTGTTTACCAGTTTTTTCAGACATTAGGAATTTACGTATATCTTCACATTCTTTAATCGTCTGTTCAACTGGTATTCCATCTACAAAGTATTTAATTATAGCTTCGGGTATTATCTTTGCAGATAATCCTTTTCCTAACAATACTTTAGTAATAAACATACCTTTTGTTTTAATTAGATCAGGATTCTTAGTTTCCTTATATCCTTCCCTAACTGCAATATAATCATTAATTGCATATTGGTACATAGCTTCAAAACGCTCTTCTTCAAGAGTAAGTTTTGTAAGTTGTTCCCAATTTCTACAAATAGTGTTAACTTGTTGATAGCTATCTTTCTTAAGTAATACAAATAAACCATCTGTATTAGCTTGGACGATTCGGCATCCTACTTGTGTTAATTTCTCTGCTAACATAAGTAATAGTAGCTGACCATTTATCCTGATTTTCATTACTGCTTCAGGACTATAACAAAAATTATGTTCATTTTGTAGATTACCTGATAAACCATTTAACGCTAACTTTAATGTCTCATTCTTCACTTTATCTCCATTATGTTTTGCTTCTATTCTCTCTTCTTTAATCTGAGAATATACTTCTAAGAACTCTGGACCTAAATGTTTAGGATAGAATCCATATTCAATTAACATACTTGGGTATAGTGATGCGACATCGATGTCTATAAGCATCTCATTTTCTTTAGGAATAATTATTTCTGGATCATTCTTAGAATGAATTCCTCCTACTCCTACAGTATAGCGTAATCCTTCAAATACAAAGTTGTTCTCATATCCTTTCCTACCAGGAGATACTATTTGACTTTTCATATCATTTAGTACTTTCTGTAATATAGGACTATCATATTTAATAAATGGTAGTATTACATCCTTTAAAGGAATATAATCCATTGGAGATCTTAATCCTTCAATATCCCACCAAGACAAACCTGTCTTTTCTAGATACTTCTGAGTTAAAATCTTCATTCCAATATTTACACCATCTTTACTGAGAACTCTTACTCCATATTCGTCTTCAATAGCTATACGTAAATCAATATCTTTTTTACACCTATTTAAAAGCTCTGTAGTAGACTCAATATCATTTATATTATAGTCTATCATACTATCAAAATCTTCTAATGGAAGAGGTTTATCCCAATCACATACAAATTCTTGTACATTAGGATATTGCATAGTTACTTGGATTTCCTTCAAGCCTACTCTAAGTTTACTAGAGTATAACATAGTAAGTAAATCAAAAGTATCAAACCATATCTGATACTTCCAATGTTTCCAAGCATCTATATTATCTTCTGTGGAAGTAGTAATAGTTTTACTTAGATTAAATATAGAACTACATATAGTAGCTACATTATATTTCATTAATCTATCTTCATACTCTATAATATAATTTATTATAGGATTATCATAATGTAGATTATTATATCCACAAAAGATAACATCTGAATCTATTACTAATTCTGTTCCATAGAAGTCTCCCCATTTTATATAGGAAGATACTTGTTTAAAGAATTTAACTAACTCTCTTAGTTGATTCTTTCTTTCAGAGATTTCAAATTTGTATATTTCTCCTGTTTCTGTATTTTTAACAGAACAGTGAAAGATATTTTGAAATACTTCGATATCGAATACAAATACCGTTTTTCCACGTATTTGCATAAAATTAAAGTTTAGTTTGTTTCTGTAGTCAGATTCGAACTGACACTCACATAGACTTACATATTGCTACGGCTCTACCTCTTTTTGAGCTATACAGAAGACCACCTCTGGAATCTCACCAGATTGGCTAAAAACTGAGTTACATTACTTTTAAGTAAGAGGCTTTACTCAGCATCATAATTTTGTAATTCCAATAGAAATAAATCTATTCTAGAATCTTCATAGAAGCAATCATACTTAGTATTCTTAAGTTTAGTAACTGCTTTAGGGAACTTTTCCTGAGCTACAATGAAGACTGCTTGTCCTTCTCTTATCTCAGTGTTTACTTTAATTAATTTAGCTGATTCCTTTTTAATAGAAATAGCGTCTAAAGAACTTATTTTCATATTATGCTGCATTAAGTCGTTGTTCTTTATCTCTAAATAAGCAATAACGATAATTACCTCCATTATACTTATTTGCATATTCTGATGCTTCCCAAATCTCAATACTAAAGAAGTCTTTCATAGACTTACTAAATATAGGTAACATTTCGAGAGCATCTCTTCTAAGCTCTTCTAGGCTCTTTCTAGAAGGATTACAGCTAAAGTCATAAGGAAGACCTTTACTATCCTCTCTGCGTATTATAAGTATATTAGGACAATTTTCTCGTCTAATTCTAGCAGTAGCTAGTTTTCTTGCTCTAGTATTACATATAATAGAATCTATTTTACTATTATGTGCTGCAATCTGAGCTTGTTGCTTAGCAATCTTATTTTCCTTACTATAAGTAAGATTAATAAGTTTATTGTGATACTCACTAAATGGAGCATTATTAAAACGTTCTTCTTTCTGTTCCTTTGTTAGACTATAGTCTTTAATATGAGGTTTACTTAATGTAATCTCTTTTAAAGTAGGATGATGATATGTAGTTATACTACGTATTTTACCACTTTTATCTTTATAAGTTATAGTCTTAGCAATCTTAATAGATTGATTAGCTTCTTTTGCTGACTTACCAGACTCTGTCCAGTAATTAATATATTTATTGTTTTTCTGTTGATCAGTCTTATTCATAATTTAATAGTTTTATAAAAGAGCAAGTAAATACTTACCTGCTCTTTTGATTTAATAAATTTAATATTATGGATTTTGTTACATATTAAGCAACAACTAAGTATAAAGGTGCTGTGTCATCGCTTAAATCTGTATTATCATTAAAGTCTGCAATAGCTTTACGCAGTTCATTCAATGTAATCAAACACTCGCTTTGTTTATTACGGAAGTAATTACGAGTAATCTCTTCTGTAATACCTAGATTTCGTTTACCTTTCTTAGCTTTAAGAATAGGATTGATAGTATGCTTTTTCATCATCTCGTCAAGCTTTACATAATACTCATTTAAAGCAGATAGCTTATAAATGTTAATAATGTTTGCGTCTTTAGGAAGATCTTTAAGTTTCATTCCCATATTTGCACACTGAATACGAAGCTTAATAAGTATAAGCTGATCGTATAATGCTTTAATACGTACTAATAAACTCTTAAGATCGTAGTTACGAGAAACTCCTTTCTTAATTACATTCTCTGTAGCAATAATCTTCCAATATCGAGAGATTTCACTGGTAATACTATCACGTTTTGTAATGAGTGTGTTTGGTTTAATATCTGTTGTAATTGATTTCGTCATATATAATTGATTTTAATTGTTAATAATTTGATCAATTGTATATTAGAAAATCGCTTACCTGTAGCGCCTCTAGTTCTATCGAAAGAATAGCCTTTATTATTTTAGGCTTGCCTTATTAACTTTACAGTCATTATCTAGAGGCATATGTAGCACGAGCGGGAATCGAACCCGCACAGGCTAATGCCTAACAGAGTTTAAGTCTGTCTTGTCTACCAATTCCAACATCATGCTATAAAACCAAGATACCCGACCCATCGTCTTAGGCTCTTGTGGTTTTATATAAACATTATCATTTCTTCTTTCTTTTATACTTATAAAGAAGTATTTACATCTAACTTCTTTACTTGTATAAAATACTTAATTACTCTTCTAATGAGTTTATTCAATCTTAAGTATGAATAAGCGTCCATCTGCTAATACTTATTCATGAATGATATTTAGTCGTTTTCGACTATAGAAATACCTACTGGTAAAGATCCTCCACCTAGATCAAGATAACCTATTGTATTTCCAATTCTTCGACCACGCACATTCTTTTTCTGCTGTTGTTGTGTGTCTTCGTCTATCAGCTTAATTTTGTCTATTACATAATCACCTTCTGTTACACCTAGAAAGGCATATAATGCAAATCGATCAATAACAGATTCATAGTCATGTTTTTTATAAGCATCTTCAATGATATTCTTAGTTAGAATATTACTAAGATACTCGTTTGGCGGTAGATACTTACTATATGCAGCAAGCATCATTGTACTTAACTCTCTGAATTCATATCGCTTCTCATCTTTAAAAAGCCAATTCCAGAATCCTTTCTTAGTTCTGCCGAAAGTCACTGACCCATCGTCATGGACTTTGATATAGGCAGGGACCTCTCCATTAAGTAGTATCTCACTACTAATACGATGATCCTTAAGTAAGAGTTCAAGTAACAGTTTTTTAGAGTTAGAAAGAATCTTCATTCTTTATTATTTTTTATTTTTTCAACGGAGTACCAATTTCGTCATAGTACTTGTCACAGTTTGTAGTCTGCAAGTTATTCAAATCCTGCAACATCTTAGAGAGATTCAGCATCTCTTCTGCAATCTGATTAGCCTTCTCCATCTCAAAGCCATTCAGACGATTTACCTGTTCAACAAGTGCAAGATAGTCAGTGAAGAAGATAGGTTCCCGACCAGCAATACTAGTTTTACTGTTGAACTCAACAGCCTGACGAATAGTATCCGTAGTTACTTCGTTGAATTTAGCCGGTCCAATCTTGAACTGCAATGACGGATCATTGTTCAATTCGATTACTGGAGTAACTCCATCCGGAAGGCAGACAATCTGACTACCAAAGATTTCAATTTCTTCAATGATATACTTCATGATAGGCCGTACAAGCCGTAACTCGTTCTTCCGAACCTTATCATTAAACTCAAGATCAGCTGACTCTACTTTTACAGTGAGCAGTTTACGACCCATAAGGTTCCAAGTCTCAATTTCTGCTCTATACGGAGCGATCAAAGCTGTGTCAAATGAAGGTTTATTCATAATTTATATCTCCTATGTGATTTTAAGATTGATGTCTTAGCGAGATATTCAATCTATTGTTAATACTAAAATAATAAAAATTCACGTATTACTCATATTCTGCTAATTCTGCTTATTTATTATAAGTCCGCTTTAGTAAAGCTATGAAAAGAATTAATTAATCTCAATAATGTATTCAGTAATACGACGATTGTTAATGTCTGATAAAATTTGTAAATTACGATAAAATGTGTATAAGTATAATAGAACTCGCTTACTAGAACGTAGTGCTATTGCTCTACTCAGCATTCCCCGTAGGACTTTACTCATAAGACGTATGAGTCAACTGTTCTTCTGTTTATCTACTTCTACTTAAAACTTTATAAATATGTCATTGTATGAAATAATCTGTTAATTATTCCTTAGGCTTCGAGATTGTACTTAAAGGGGACTCGTAACCTTACCGTTTCCCTGTTTTTTGCCGTACCTTACAACGCAATTTGATGCAAAGATGTAAAGAGCTCCATCATCAATGAAATGGTATCATCTACGGGCATTTAGGCTTACAACATTCTAAGCGAATGAGGGTCGTTTCTGTTGAGAAACGTTACTAAAACACTAATACAAAAGCCGTCTAATTTTTCAAGACGCCCACTTTTGGACAGATTCACTTCCGACATTGCGATAAATCTCGGGTTACTACTTCATCTTATGGTATTTCCAACCATTCAACCAGTACCCTAATGAGAGGTACTAAAATTAGTCTCAGCGATCTCCTTGGCTAATATGTTGCGCATATTAGTTTACAGAATTTCATGTAGCAAGATTCTTCGATAGCGGGGTGGCTTGTAAGTTTGTCAAACCTACTGCCATTGAACTTCCCAATTGTTTTAAAGTTAAACATGTTTACATTCACCTTATTTGTTATAGCTGTTCGTTTCAGCGTAGGCACTTATACCGAATAGATTTATTGTCTTATATTCTCCATATACAGACTACTATAGTATAGCAATACACAGATTTAATTCCAATCTGCTTCGTGTCGGCCTCTAGGATGCGCGTAGGATCCTGCTCTATGCTGGAGTGCATAGCTCCTAACCTAATTATTTATAGCAAACCTTGGTACTAAAGTAACCTTACTTCTACTTTGTAAGTTTTATTAGTGGGCTTACTCCACTTCCTCTCCTTTCGTGCAGATATACTTATATTGTTCATATATCTACCTACCAATAGTCTTATTGCGGACTTCAGGCGCTAGTTAGTTTATATCCTAGTGCAAAGCACTTTAGGTTTATAGTGACATTACTAACAAGTCACTTCTCTTATATATAACCTTAATCTCATTCTGCTTCAGTAAAACAGTATAGTAATTGCAACTATATTATGAAATATCTCAGGCTGTAAGACACGCAATTTACTTTCCATAGAGACTAAGTCTCAAACAGCTAACTCTAACGTTCACTGTATTGCGTATAGGTTTTGCACCTAATCCAGTTAATCTGTCACATAGCTTCTATACAAGTGAAGTTCTATGCGGATCATAGCTACTCAGCCATGTCCTGTCTCAATTTCTGCTAGTTATATATAAGCGCTGCTCCTTCATATATCTTATATCTAAGTTATAGTTTTGCTATCAACCTAACCTATTCCCAGTTGAATTATACTTTCTATACAACAGAAGTATTTAGATATAAAATAGAACACTAAGCCAATATTCTTTGGCTGACGGATTGTTTACCGCCCCGCACAGGGGAGTTTTGGAGACTACCCTAGAATGCTAGTCGATTCAGATTTAAATGACAACGTACGGCACGTGTTTACATTCCTTCGTGATTTCGCTTTTGAATTAGCCAACGAATGTATAAAGAGGTTAACGATACCCCTTGCCTTGTTTAGATGCGATAGCTGCTCCTTCCACATCTGCGTCTTTTAGGTCTCCAATACGGTTCTCACCTTGTGGGTTTCGCACGCTCTCCCACTTTCTTATTGCTTCTTCAGTTACTGGATAATTTGTAACACAATAAGTTATCATACTATAGTATAAATAGATAGTGTTTGCTATTATTAGTACATTTCAGTATCCTGTATTATCCACGTTACACAACTTAGTTAGGTTTAAGTAACGAATTTGTAGTTTATAGCTTTTATATACCGTTTTACTACTCTAGTTACGGTCTGCGTTTATCTTTGGCAGTTTTAATGGCATTAATTTGCTCATCAGTTTTGTACTAAATACGATGTCTGGTTCGTAAATTACCTCCTTTATTACTCGTTCTTTGTACTCTGGGCGTGTTTCAACGTCCCTTATAATTGTCACAGTTGTATTATCAACGTTACCGTTAAGTGATACAGTCTCATCTTTAAGATTTACAGAAACTGACTTATTCAAGCCTAGTACGTCTACTGGCATTTTAGGTACGTCTACCCAACGAATTCTAGTCTCTTCTGCTCCTATTGTTTGAGACGGAGAATTAGGATCAAATCCAATAAATCCTCCTAATAACACTACAAACAGTGTTATTATTAAATTTAACCGTTTCATATTGATTACTCTTCGGAGTAAGCACTCTTGTCTACATAACTAGAGAGCCGCATGATTGGCTTCACATAGTATTTAGCAATTTCCTCCATCTTGTCTTTTAAGATGTTCTCAGAATCGCCATAAGCAGCTTCAAGAGTCCTACGAATTGCTTTTGGATGAATTGTTATGAATCCCTTCCGGTCTTCATATTCCAAAGTAGCTTCTTCTTTTCCTTTCAAGATAGCATCAATTGCTTTACTTGTGTTAGCCGTAATGATGTTACGAGTAACTGCTTCAAGTTCCTTCTCATAAGTAGTCTTAAGATCAGGACTAGCCTTTTCGTTCCAATCATTTGTTTTCTTTTCAGCATTGATTGAAACGATTACTTGGATAAGTTCTGCTACTTCCTTATCAGTTATACTTGGACACCAAGACTTAAGTAAAGCATGAGCACCAAGGATACTGTGTTCAGAACTCATTTTACCCCTTACCATACCTTTTATTGCGGTAAGTAAGGTAGCATCTGCTCCTTTGTTGATGATATTCGCAAATACTACAGATTTCTTTTCTTCCATAGAGAATGAGAATGCTCTACGTCCCCATTCGATACCACTCAACAAGTTACTACCGATACCTCCAGCTCCTTGTTGAGCGAAGATTGATCGTAATACTTTAAGTTTCTCAGGATCCGGCATCTTTGGATCTGCTTCAGGAATGTCAAGTTTTGCAACTTTCTTGTCCTCTTTAGCATTCTTGCGAACTTCTTCCGGAACTTCTTTGAATTCAAGAACTAACTGTTTTGAATTGTCTTCTGCTTGGATATACTTAACCTTGATGCCAAGATAGTCTCCAAGTACGGCTTCTGCTTGTTCTCTCATATCTGAGTTAATACGAATACCCATACTTTGGAAGTCTCCTTCAAGCTGAGTAAAGTAATTAACAAGAGTAACAGCAGTCATTACGTCAAACTGTTTCTTGAGATTCTTCTTTACTTCTTCTGGAGTCTCCGGATTGGCTAGGTATTCTTTATGCAAGATACCCATGAATTCAATAGCATGATTCTTATCAATGCGATCTCCTTTACCTCCGGCACTTCCAACAATTTGTCCAATAGATGAAGAAATAGACATTGCTGTATCTTTCTTATTTTCTACTACTTCAGGAACGATAACTTCTGGTTTCTTCCCTTTCTTTGTCTTTTCGTCCTTAACCTCAGGGGTTTCTTTGGTTTCTTTGTTTTCCACTACTTCCTGAGGTTTTTCTTCAGGTTTAGGCGCTTCAACAGGTGCTGGAGTAGCATCCTGAGTCTTTACTTGTTCCTCTACCTTAGTTGTTTTTGCTTTACTAGCTAATGCTTTAGCTTTCTTACTTACTTTTGCCATTTTGATAATGAGGCGCTCCTTCGCCATTTAATTGTTAAATACTTTGTAGATACAATAAAATAATACGTCAAGAATTAAAGTCTCTTCACGAATCATCAATGTATGTACTGTTTACTTCCTTTGTAGATGTTCCTTCTGCTTCAGTTACTGTACTGTCACGATCAGCTTTGTTTTCCTTACTTGTATAGTCCTGATTGCAAGGTAATGCATTCCAAACAACAGATGCATTACTACTATACATGGGAGCTGGTTCTACAGTAACTACTGCAGCTTTCTCAGGAGTAGATATACATTTCTTGTATACTTGTTTAACTCCTGCACCTACAATTAAACCTACTACTAGAATGGCCATTAATCTAGTGAAGGCTTTGGCATCTTTCATCAATCTTGCGATGATGAAACAAATTGTTATTGCAGCAAGCAATAGACCAAATGAATTTGCCATAATTTGTAAGTATTGGTTAATATTGGTTAAATAATTGTTTTAGTCTCTGTCTTGCCTTATTCAAACAGGTTTTAACTGTTGCTTCTGGTATGGCAAGCTCTTGTGAAATTTGTTGATAGGATTTCCCATCAAGGCGAGCGTATATTAAATCTCTATATTTCTTCTTTAAACGAGGAATGCATTCCATTACTATATCGACATTTTGTTGAAATATCATATTATCTTCAGGACTATGCTCCAACCCGCTTAGTTGAATTTTAGACTCTTCGTCATCAATATAGCTATTTAATTGCTCTTTTTTGTTCCGTCTTATATAGTCAATTGCAGTATTAACTGTAATTGTCTTTAACCACATTTCAAATGAAATATGATTAGTAAAAGATTGCAATTTTAAGTACACTTTAGTAAATACCATAGATGTTATATCATCTGCTGCATCTGTATTTCTTACTACATTATTTGCAGTATACCAGACTGTTTTATAATATTTGTTGTAAAGTGCATTAAAAGCTTTTTCAGAACCATCTCTAGCTTGCTCTACTAGAAGTTTTTCTTCTTCTTTCATAGTAGCTAGATTTTAGTGGACTATAGCCAACCCAATGACTATAATCCTGAAAAGAATTAAAAAGGCAGTACGTAATTTATAATATACTGATGTACAGCTGCTTTCCTTTTCCAATATAAATCTCTTATCCAATTAGTCCAATCTAATCTTATATCTGAGTCTAAATAAGTAAGATTCATAATCATATTAGTAACTATTCTTAATTGTACTAATTCTGTCTTAGTACTAGTACTCTCAAGATTAGCTATCATAGATAACATAAGTTTATCTTGTATTCTTCGGATGATAGTATAGATTTCTGGATGAATAGCTCTAATACTAATATAGTTACGTAAACCATATGTTATAGCTCCGTCCATACTTTCATCTACTACGATTTTATACCAATTCTTTCCTATATTTATAAAGCCGGTACAATATACCTTTCCATTTAAAATAAATGGAGTATTCATATCACGTGTAGTTAATATGGGTATATGTCCAGCATAGAACCTATAGAATGGTTCTAAGTTTGTTTGTAAATACTCAATGACATTCATTACATTTCTCCTTGAAGCCTTAAACGAGTTTCAATTTGACTTATAATCATATCTGCCTGAGATTTTGAGAAGCCCTTTTGTATGAGTACTACTTGAGTCTTTACAATATATTCATCAGGATACATTGTACGATTAAGTCTGTATGAGGCTATATAGCCAGCAAACTCTTTCTCAGTATACTCAATTCTGTTCTTCTCCGTAGCCTCTAAGCCTAATGTATTCAATACTGCCTGACTTACAGCTGGCTTATCAAATATATAAGACTTTGGATTAGCCATGATGTCTTGTATTTCAAGACTCTCTTTTTCTAGTACTGTGATAGTACCATCTTTTTCCATATCATTCAGCAAGATGCCTCTGATAATAGTTAAGCAGGGTGCAGTTCCTGCAACTCTGATTAACACACTTGTGCTTTTACCATTAGCTATGTACAAGCCTGGTTTCTTAAGTTCTAACATAATTATACCTCCTTTTTGAAAAATTTGTCTGCTACTGTCTTTGCATCTGTAATAGATAGTTCGTACTTATCTTTTACATGAGAAAGAAAATCCATTTTACTTGTACAAGAACTAGATAATTTCTCTAATTCTTCCTTTACTCCTGGTTTATTAAATTTAACCCAGGGAATGATTTCAATTACTTTTACCGACATTGCTCTATATAATTTGTAATTTCTAAATCGATTTTCTTCCAGAAATCATATCCTTCACTTGTATTGTGAGGATCGAAGCAGAACATGAAACCTGAATTGATACGAAACTTAATTCGTTCAATAGATTTCTTAAACATAAACTTATTCCTCCAACATTGAGGAACACAGTATTCATACATATACTTAACGAAGTGAGTTAATACTCTATTCTTCTTCAGTACATAATACCATTCAGGAGGTATTAGATCATTGATTGCTCTGTTTACACTCATAATTTACATCTTTTTGAGGTCCATAATTTGAGGTCCATAAAAAGAACGTTCGTAAAAAGAACGTTCGTAATCTGTATCTCTCAATAGGTTTATAACATCGTAGATTGACCATTTAATTGAAGTAAGACTACCTTTTATAGCGTAGTTTCTTGTACTCTTAATGATCCTTTCTAGCACAATAGTTACACCTACGAGATACATAATTGCAAAATTCCTTTTACTAGCTTTAATTTGTTTTACACTTCTCATGCTAATATCTAAATAATGTTTTATAGTATTTTTTAATAGCCTTACATACTTCATTAAACTCTTTCTTATTATCTATTACTCCACAGAATTTATAACAAACAGGGTTACCTCTATTTAAGTAAATAGGTGTAAATTCTGCTACGTAAAATGTCTTAAACATTCTAGATTCTTTAATAGGAATAATATTAGGAAGAGTTATATCGCTAGTTATGCATACTGCATATGCAATATTAAACTCTTTGCATACTTTGTAGATAATATAGTAGTGAGGTGCTGGAGTAGTATCAGCATTAAACTTAATAATGTCATACTTTTGTAAAGTAAGTTCTACTATATCTCTCTCTTGCTCTTCTAGTATATCTTTTGGTATTTCTACACTAGAATACTGTAACTTTATTTTAGATATTAGTTTTAATGCTTTGTCTTTTTCAAGTATTTGATCATTATTAACTATTGAACTTAATAGTGTTACAAACTCTTTATTATTTTTAGCCATAATTAATTGATTTAATTTTTGTAGTAAGGTACAGACTCGAACTGTACTCCTCTAACTTTATCAGTGTTAGCGCTTCTATACCAACTAAAGCTACTTACTCCAGCTTTTTACGACATTAGCTTAGCCGTTGACTTATCGTATCACGCTGCGATACGAGTATAGTCTGTTACATAAAAGTTGCCAGTTATGGCTTTATTGACCTATTCTATCTTCACTATTGCTGTCAAAACCACGATGCCCCTAGATTAAGGTTTCCTTTTTATAGGACTTGCAACCTAATGGCTAGGAAACCTACTAATCTCCTTGTTTTATTTATGCAACTTAGTTGCCGACAACTATATTATTTCAATAGCCATGGAAGTTACCCCATACAGAAGTTGCCACTGGTTCGAGTCGAACGAACTTAGTGGAGCATGAGGGAGTCGAACCCTCGTCCAAACAATAATCCAATAGACCTAACAGTCAATTTCTTTAATTTCTTTAAAAAAGAATTACTCCTACTTATTCGTATTTCTTATTTAGTAGGCAACCCATATCCTTCACCTGACCTAAGTATAAATACTTGGTTGACCGTTGTATAGTCCATTGTACTCTTGCTTATTTCTAAGCTTCCATTAGGGTTCTGGTTGGTTAGTAGTTCTTAGGGTTGACTTCACCATATTAACTTGTTTAGGGTTAATAATACAAATCTCTACCATATACCTCTGGCGAAGGAGTAATGATAGTCTTTTTATTTTGTGTCACTTTAGAGGATTTCTCTCTAAATTGGCAATCAGTGCAATATTGTTTGTTGCAGTTGAGCGGGCAATCATTCTTAAGCATGTTACTTTCAGTTGCCCTTAATACATGATTACTAATTAATTTACTCATAGCTTATACCTTTGAATGTCTTACGGTCATAAGGTTGTAACTTGGCACGACGAGGTGTCTTTGTCTTCTTAGCACTGGCTTTAGCCATACTATACACACTATCTTTGAATGTCTTTCCCATATTACTTTAGAATTAAAGCAGATGTTGCTAATTTAGGAATATAGGAACCTCCTATCTTTTTAAGATAACGATAGTCTGTAGCACTCGTAGGACCTTTTGCAAGTACTTCAAGAATAGGTTCTTCAATAGCATGGTCAATAAGATGAGCTTTCCAGAATTCAGCTCTAAAGCCTTCTTCTTCTACTGGGTCTCCACATACTTTACAAATTCCTTTGCAAGCTGTAATGAAGTCACTATCTTTTTTCTGTCGTGCTGTAGTAGGAGATTGATTACTGAAGAACTCATTAGGTACTTCAAGTACATTACCTATACTATCACCAAAGCTATCAGCTAAAATTTGTTTAACTTCCTCAGAAGTCATAGTGGGATCTGTAATCCCGAACATAATTAGTTTCATAAATTATTGATTAATTGTTAATAGAATTTACGAATTCTTAATTTCTTTATAGGCATGTTGATGCCAACGAACTCCGCAATGTTTGCAGTAAACTCTGTCCTTAAACTTCTTATTAATTTCAGTTTTAGGATCAAACTCACTACTCCATTGATGACCATTGACCATACAGTCAATTTCATTCATAGCTCTAGTATAAGCTAGAGGGCTATTAAAAAGCTTTTCTCGTACTTTTTGTTTAGCCATAGATCGCACTTTATATGCTCTCCATTTGTAATAAAGTTTTTTGATAATACTCATTTCTTTAAATATTTAAAGTTAATAACATTCTGACGACGACCAGGATACTCTGGATTTTATTTAGCTAGTATCAGCACATTTGTTAGAATAAAGGTTGTTTTTAAGAATAATAACAAATTTCTCTACACATTTACACTTTAGACTCTCTCATAGTTTTAACACATAAGCAGGATTGCTGTCAAACTTTCCTTATTGGTGTACCTGATTTTAACGTCTGCACGATTATAAGTACAAATACGAGTATTTCTATGCGCTTTCTGTCGTATTCAGCTAAGGGCTATAGATATGCACTTACTTACGCCCCACAGGTTTGTCATTTCCTGAGGACGACTATGCCTACTTTCACAAGCAAACACAGTCTGAGTCGTCTTAGTGAATTGAATCAGGCTTTAATTTCCTTGGTATAGTATCAGGTTCAGTTGCCCTTTGTTTATAGATTGCATTAATTTGCGCACCAAATTCTACATTATCGTAATCCTTCCTGTTAGAGAGATACTCTTTAGCGATATCACTGTTTGACATATTTGTACCTCCTTTCATTAGAATAGCGATTAATGCTACATCTGGCATATTCATAAATATTGAATCATATCTTTCATATTCCTTAGTATCCCGTCGGAATTGAAGTACGTCATCAATTGTTGCTGGTTCGTCTATAACTTCTCCAGCAGAAGTAATCGTTTGTACACTTTCAGTTTCTTCATTACTGAAAATATTGCATAGCTTGTCTGTACTATAGCATGTATAGAATGAGACTAGTGCAGCTATGATTGCAAATACTAGAGCAATAATGCTCAATTTGTTGTTGTTTTTCTCCATTTTTGATAAATGTTTTTAAATGTTAATTACTAATGTTTACTATTTTATTTTATTGTATCTCCTACATAATATATATTATAGTATATATAATCCTTAACTTGTTGTTTATTTACTTTGTTATTTATAGGATTCTTTATATCTAATATACATATATCTTTCTCTTGATATTTGTTTACTATAATATAGTTCTTATACTTAGCTTTTAGCTCTACTATATTTATAGGTTCATTAGTATTAATTTCTATACTACTACCAAATACATAGACAAGTGTAGATATAATCAATATCAATATAATTGATAATGCTATTTCGCTTATATTGTTTACTATATTATAGTGTTTATCTCTTCTAATTGTAACCATTTTGATAATGTTTAAAAGTTAATCTTTAGATAGTACCTTAGTAGGAATAGGAACCTACATAAACAGTAAACTGTTTGTTTTATTACCCCAATCTGTATTACTACAGAATTAAACTATAAGGCAGAGTAAGCAACTTTTGTTATAACGTATATAGTCTAAACACTTTACTATATTATAACAATTTATTGCTAATCATATAGACTAAAGGAGGCCAATCCTAAGTCTATACCCATCTGTTTTCGCTTGGCAAGAGCATCGAAACAGATAACGGAATGTTCTAAGTAGATATACTCTAGAATATATCCCTACATTAATCTCATTTATACTTCGGGCACTAGTATCACTAAGTATATTTCGAGGGCCAATCTTACTTTCGTAAACTCTTTGCGACTGTAGCTAAAGTACTCAAATAAGATTTATTTAATATGCAATTATGTTTTATACATTCTGTTATATGAATTAACGCTAACATTTGTATAACATAATCACTATATTTCAAATTTACGATTAAAAAACGATATTCTATAGTGTCAAATTTAGTAGCTATTCTTACATTACTACTATTTGGCCAGAACATTTTCTCACCTACATTTTTATAATTAAATATATATTGTAAATATTTAATTGCTTCAGGATTTCTTATTACTAATCTTTTAGTATAATAACTTACTGCATTATCCCAACTATATATACCTTGTGTACGTATTTCCTTCTTGTAATATTTTGTATAATATTCATTATATTCATCATATTTACAATCTATATGCATGTGTACACTACTATTTCTAGCAATGGCAGTATTTTCTTTCATATCTTCTAGAAGTATGTATAATCCTTTTAGACCATTAATTCCATTTAGTCTTATACGATTTTCACGAAGGCGATGATCCATATTTCCATCAAATCCTGAGTCATAACTACTACAATTATGTCTAAGTATTAGCTTTTTTATTTCTTCTGATGTAGGATTATCTGCATCATGCTCAATTTCAATACCTATATTTAATGAATTGTATAAGATGTGAGGATTATAATTACGCGATCTATCTCGTAGTAATTCTAGTTTTCTTATTATATACTGTAATTCAGTATATAATTGGCTAAACATTTCATTCATACGACTAAGAGAGCTAAAAAAACGAATACGATTTATATAATATTCATTTCCTGCCTTAATACCCCATCTATTACGTATTATATGTACTATTTGTTCACTACCATAAGTAGATATTCTGTCAGTATCTCCTGATTTATAGGTAATTACAATTTCTAAAAAATAATTTCCTCCTGCTCCTTCTGTACTTATAGGTTTAGTAATATTTTTTAAAGCTTTTTCTAATATGCTTGATTTGACTTTTTTATCTTTAAATCTAAAAATCGCTTCTTCGATAGTATTACGATTATTTACTAACCATTTTGTAAAGATCTTTAACTCATTAATACATTCAGTATACTCAAGAGTACTTGTTCTTGTCTTTTTTATTCTTTTATATGGCCATATTCTATTAACATATTGCCATAACATTCTCTTGTTTCTTTGCTTCATTTTAAAGGCTTCCCATGCAAGTGGTGATGAAGCGAGTGCTGTAATGCACGATTCTTGCCATTTAGTCATAATCTTTAATGTTTAATAAAAAAGGGACAGAATAGTCTGCCCCTTAATAGTTATCAAATTCTTTTTGTCCTACCAGCCTCTTTTGCGTTCACCGCATCTTATAGAACTGGACATCTTCTCAGGTTTAGCATTACTTTCAGCTTGCTTATTGCCTGCATCTTCAACTACTTTCTTACACAATTCACGTAGTTCTTTGTCGTCTTTATAAGCTTTAGTAGTTTGCAAAGCTATTGCTATTTCTACTTCAGACCCACACAGTTCAATAAGCTTTTTAGCTTTTGAATTAGCTGCTAACTTGATACCATTCTCTTTAATGTAATTAATTACACTTTTCATAATTTTGATAATTTTTAGTTAAACAATATTGTTGTAAAAAGATTTCTGACTAAAATGAAGATTTAGTTTCATAGGTACAAACTGGAAGATTTGATTTAACCTATTACTTACACATTCGCCACGTGAAGGCATCTTCGTGAATGCTATTAGTATATCTATATTCACATACAAATATACTAACAATACTACGCTTAGTATCTACAAATCCATATTATTCTAACGAAACAAATAATTAAGACACAAATAATAGTTGATATGCTGTATATGAGGACTGAGCTACGCTTAGCTCTATTATAACACACAGTTTTGCATTTATCAGATAGAAACCGAACAGGGTTGTGTGTTATTGCATGATTTTATAGTCTGCACTAATACTTGTTATAATTGGTTTAGAGTAGCTGTGCTAACGCTCTGTATCCCCAATAGATTTATTTCCATCCTATAAAGGATATAACAAGATATAAGCCCCACATGCTTGTCAAGGATTCTCACTTTAAGGATTGACACTTATTGTTCAGTTAGTGTCAGACTGTCAAGTACCTCATTAAGCCTATCGAGGTAATAGCTTATTCCCATCTATACTTGCTTTGGTTAGTTGCTACTAAAGGGTGCACTCACAGCGAACCTAACTGTGCCCTTACCACGTGGATTATATTATATGCCCTGTATTACTCCTATGTGCATAAGGATAATAATAACATTTAACGTACTCTGCCGAGGAATATAATATTTACTCTTGACTCTGCATTCAAATTGATTTTACAGGCTTGTCACTGTCTTTGGCTGCGTTACTTGTAAATGTTTAATCTACGTGATGTACATGTTGCTATCAAGAGATAGCGTTTTCCATTAATTGTTCTCATAATTTAATTGATTTAAATGTTAATTACTCTTTTGATTCTGATTCAATGAAACATGCTAATAATGCTGTACTTATTATAGAATATACAGTAACCCCAATAAGAGCAAATCTATCATTGGGTGCTAATACTATTAATACTGCTAATATAAATACATATACATAAAATATTGCAATTCCTTTCATATTATATATTGTTTGATTTGCATTTTACACCTAAAACTTATATCTTTATAGCTGCATACTGTCATAACGTTGAGTTATTAACTCCGAGTACATCTTTTCATCCATATAGGAACTATGACTTCTTCTGTAAGCCTTACGCTAATATAAGAAACTGGTGCCCTCAATGTCTTGGGAAGTTATTGAGTTTTTTAGTTGATAAGTATTTTTATCAGAGGCCGTCCTCTCCTGAATTCTAGTCAGGTAGGTGTAATAAAAATACTTATAGAAATTTAAAAAGTGAGGTCTTTTACAGTGTCTCTTAACTGGATGCGGTTTTTATACGCTACTACACCCTAATTTAATATTTTCGCTATGTTCACATTCAATTGTGATTTGCAGAGTGTGCAAGGCTGTATAGCCTCACACATCTCATAGCTTACAACAAGCGCTATATATTCTAATCTACCAGAATATAAGTGCCATTCTCAATGCCTCGTTTAAATGAACGTTCAGCAAGCTCCTCCGCATTACCCTCAACACAGTTCTCTTCAGTATCACAGAATAACACTAATGACACTTGCGTATAGACACGCGCAACGAACTCCTCTTCCATGTACTTATCACCTGGTTTGAGTATTTTGCCGTTCTTAGTCATCTGTTTATCCGCTACCTTCTCAACAGTCTGCATGTCTCCGTAAAACTCACCGTCCTTGTTGACAATGTTAAACTTCTTGCCGGTATCCCATTGATACAACTTTAAGTTTATTTTACGTTCTTCTGTTAAATTGCCATCATCATCAACAGGCATTCCACTTTCAAGGCTATCGCATAGTTCCTTAGTAGCTGGAAACATTGTTTTCGTGAAGTTAAACACTCTACTCTGCATTGCCATAACATTAATAGTACCGTCCTCATTGAACGCACTCTTAGCATCAATGTCACCACGTGAACCAGTAGCACGTATTACATAGAATGGCAATTCTCTGTTTTCATCTTCTCTTTTCTCAAATTGTTTAATAGTACACAACATAAGCAAAAAAATGTTAAAAGTTAAAAAATGTGAACATAAAAGGGAACACGAAGTGAATTAGACACGCGGGTGTTCCCTGCCGATACATAATACGGGGGAGTGAATCTTTGCTACTCCACACACTCACACCCACATTCAAAATTTTATTTTCTAAAAAAATTTTTATAAAATATGTTAAATATCTGTAATTATTTTAACATTTTACGTTATTATTAATATAACTTAACAATATGAATAGAGAAAAAGTATTTTCTAAGATAGGTTATGCATACCTAGATGAGATGATAGAAAGTCTATCTAAGTACCCTGGTATAAAGATACAGTACCCGATTAGTGATTTTACTGCAGGTAATACACTGTTTAAAACAGTAACTTATGATGTAAATATTGCAGTAGCTACCTACAGTAAATACAGAGAAGAAATAGAACTACTAAACAAAGAAGTAGATAGACTAACTAAAAGTATAGATAGTTTAAACAACAAATTCTGTAATGAGCGATGGTTAACCAAATGCCCTAAAGAAATCATTCTAAAAGAGTACGATAAACTAAACTATCTAGAGGAAGAAAGAGAATTAAAATATAAACAGATATTAAATAGATTATATATCTGTCCATTACCTATATTTACACACAAATAATATGAAATTAATAGAATCCAGTGTACAGATAATTGAGGATAGAGATCCTTACAAGATGATAGAATTAGCAGGGAGAACCTGTTATAAGTCAGAGGATAAAATAACAGAAGATAGTGCTAAAGAATTTGTAAATCGTATGATTAAGCTTGGTCATGGAGCTATGTTGGAGCATGGTACTATCTATTTGAAAATACAAGAAATTAATGGGCATATACCGCCAGCTATGCTATATTGGAGAGACTCTACTAACCAAAAGTATTCTAAAGTCCGCACTCGGTTAGAGTCCGATTCTCCGTATTCTACTAATTATGAAGTGTTATATGTGACTACCAATTTAAGAGTATTAGTAGAGAACAATAGATTAGCTGATTTACAGTACCAAGTAAAGCCTACAGAGTATCACGAGAAGCGTATTACAGCTAAATTTATATGTGATAGAGGAGTAAGTCATGAATTTGTTAGACATAGAGTATTTAGCTTTGCTCAAGAGAGTACTCGTTACTGCAACTATAGTAAGGATAAATTTAATAATGAGATTGTATTTATTATACCAAGTTGGGCAGAAGTAAATAAATTTGGAGAAATAGTAGCAGATGACAATGAATGTTTCTATCATTTCAAACGATCATTAGAATTTGCAGAATCTAATTACTTTACTCTGCTTAATAACGGTTGGAAGCCTCAACAAGCAAGACAAGTACTCCCTAATGCAACTAAAACAGAACTAGTAATGACAGGCTTTGAGAGCGATTGGGAGCACTTCTTGTCATTACGGACAAGCAAAAATGCGCATCCAGATGCTAAGAAATTAGCTGATGAATTACGTGAATTAATGGTTAAATAATGTTAAAATATTGTCGTTAAATAGCCATAATTGTTCTTAATAAATGTTAAAAAGTTGATATAAATGGGAACCTAAAGGCATATTTATACGTTACTGTCTATGCAGTCAATGACAGTCTAAGACATACTAAGACAGATTAAACAGTATTAATAGACCTTACTTTAGATAAAGTATACTTTAGTTAAGTATATACTAATATATAATATTATACGCATTATGGGTAAAAGAAAGTTAGTTAAAATAGAACCAGCATACTCTGGTAAATACATAGATTACAAAGGTAGTACGTATCAACTAGTACAGACAGAAACTTCTTCTAAGTATTGTGAAGGATGTGCTTTCTATAATAAGAAATGTGATGATAAACTTGTATCTTACTGTAGACAAGGATTTATATTTAAAAAGCAGAATTCTAATGAATGAAAGTTTTATAATAGGTTTTATTATAGGATCTGGTATTACTCATGTAATATGGAGGTGTATATACAAAGCTAAAGAATATGCAGAAGGAGAAGAGAATAGTAGAAATACTAAATAAGAAATTTGAAGTAATACCAAGTAAAGGAGGTAGTTGTGATGACTGTTACTTTTTAAATAAACAAACATGCCCTCCTAAAGCCCTTAGAAATTGTATATGGGGCGGTAATATACTAAAAGAAATTAAGAAATAAACAATAAAATAATATGGAAGATAAAGTACTTGAGACAGTAATAAACGGTTTGGAATATATTCCTTTGAAAGATATTTTGATTAAACCTCTGGAACCAATTATGTTGAAGAAAGAAGTAACTGAAGCAGTTGGTACTGGTGAAAAAGACGTAGATGGATATGAGAAGTTTGAAACTAAGACAGAGGTAAAAGAAGTAGAATCAGAGTGGAGAACCGGTATCGTACTTGCAATTGGAACAGAACTTACAACACAACCAGAATTTGCAGTTGGAGATACTGTTGTATTCAATAAGAAATTTGCTAAGGATTTTGATTTATTTAAAGATAGCATGCTGGTTAAACCGTATGATTGTGTGGCTAAGAAGATTAAGTAATATTAATGCGTTTAATGTTGTTGTGGAAGGCTAGGTCTGAGGATCTAGCCTTTTTCTTTATACTTACAGTTAACAAATGTTAAAATATTAATACCTTTTTAACAATTCCCGTTTATATAATTGTAACAACAATTAAACCAACTAAATAATAATTATTATGAGTATGAAATATAAAGTAGTTAAAGAGTTTGCATGTGCTAAAAAAGGTGATATCCTTACTTGGAACGACGATACTATGATGTTTGAATTTAATTACAAGGATGACAATAGTGAACGTGCAATGTTTATGGATGAACAAACTTGTAAAGAATATGCAGATGATGGGTATATAATCGCTATTGAGGATGAAGATGAATGTAGCTGTGATGATATGCTGATCGAAGAGTTATCGGATAAGCTTACTAAGATTGAGTCTACTATTGATGACTTACTTACTAAGTATGAAGAGGATCATAAACAGATGAATGAAGCTTATAATGATCAGGAGATTCCTACTTGTGTTAAGGTAGAAGCAGATACTGTATACTACAATCTTACTAAAGTATTAAATACAATCAAAGACATTATTAATGAATAAACTTGTAAAGACCGTTAAGAAAGCGGATCTTTATCGAGAATTCCTCAAATCACTTGATGGTGTACTTTAGCTTACTGACAGGGAGCAGGATATAATGATATTACTCATTGGTATAGATATAAATACTCCTAAGCTCCCTGGTTATAGTAAGAATGTTATAAGTACAGAAAACAGACGTTATCTAAAAGCTGCAACAGGCATTACTAGTGATAACCTAAGTAGATATATAGGAAGATTAAAAGATAAAGGTCTGATTATAAAAGGTAAAGCAGACGATGAATGGGTAGTAAACCCAGCATTGATACCTGAAGTGATTGGTGATAGAGTACAATTAACAATCGTATTACGATTAGAAAAAGAATAACATGAATATAGAATATATGACAATAAAACCTGGTTCTATCTTATTACAAAGGGATTATAATTGGATAGTTAAACTGTGGTATAAGTTAGTAAAGAAAGAACTCAAATTTAACAGATTTACCATCTTTACTACTGACTGTGATTTGATTAACATTCATGGAGAGCATAGAGACGCAATAATAGCAGAGCCTAAAAAGGCTTATAGTAAGAAAGAGCTTAAAAGACTGAATACTATTATTGACTCTTCTAAAAAAGAAGAAGGTGATTGGTTATCTTCTGATAAGGCAACAGTATCAGACTTATTCATAGCTATAAACTGTGTTAGACCTGATACATTTGAGAGTAAAAATAACTTAAACGCTTTCCTTGATAATAAATACTACAATATTAAGGAATTATCAGATGAAGCAAACTGGAGTGAATATATTTTCTGAGTTAAGCTAGAAATACAATTTACCTACTTAGATAATAAAAACAATATGTATTCATCCTTTCTTATTTGCTAATAGAAAGATAAGCCAAAGAGATCAAAGACCTTTAATGTTTACTTACTTAGGTAAAATAAAGATAAAGAAGAATCATGAAAGATAGGAAGATAATTAGACTGAGTAAGCTACCAGAATATGATGTAATTACAGAACTTATCGAATATATGATATATTATAAGTTATCCTATCCTACTGGTAATAAAGATACTTGTGAAGTACGATTAATTGATTCGTCTTGTGAAATAGTTACTCCTAATACAATCTATAAGATGACGGATGGGGTTTATTTATATCTGTACTTACTTAGTAATAAAGCTATAGCAAATATTTATAAAGTGATAAAAGATGATTAGATGTTATGACATAGGATTATATCCTGCATATTTATGGGTATCTACTTTAGAGTATTTTGATAAGTATAAATCTAGATTTTATTACTATGCTAGTATAGCAGATATGAATAATGATAATCCTGGTACTCCAACTAGTCCAACTAATAAAGGTGGGGTTACATTTGTGGTAATAGAAAAGAAGACTAAGAAGAAAGGAATACTAATTCTAATAGACGTAGATATAAAAGGTATAACTGACTTTGACTTTGATGTAGTAGCTCACGAATCTGTACATGGATCAGATGCTATATATGACTTCATTGGTGCATACGGAGAAGGTTACGATAGAGGCAATGAGCCATATGCCTATTTAGTAGGCTTCATAGCAGGTAAGATAGGTCAATACATGATAGACTATATAAGAGATAATAAAGATGAGAATGGATAAAGAAACATCGCTAGCTTTACTCCAGCTAGAGAAAGAAGGAGCCAAACAAGGTCCTAAGATAATGAGTGACATGTTTGATGTAGTAGAGAAAGAGATTGAAAACGACCGTCTAACTTATGAAGAATTTATTAATGTTTTCATAGAAGTCTTTCAACAAAATGTACCAGAAGAAGCTGATGAGTCTACTGTAGAAGTTAGAGAGGAGTTAGTGAATAAGATTTGTCAAAGCATAATAGATAAGTATGAACAAGGGAATGAAGAATGACTTTAAGGATGACAAACTTAGATGGGATTTACTTCCTCTAAAAGAAATCGAAGACATCGTTAAAGTATATACTGAAGGAGCTAAAAAATATTCAGATAATTCATGGCAGTTACTTGATAATGGTTATGATAGATATAAAGCCGCGTTATTCAGACATCTAGTACTATTCGAAAAAGGAGAGGAGATAGACAGCGAAACCGGTTGTAGACATCTTGCACAGGTAGCTTGGAATGCAATAGCAATGCTATATCACTCTAAACATAAGACGCCAGAAAATCTAATCAAAGCTTTAGACAAACGTATTGAGGAGAAGATAGATTGTTGTAATTCAATATTAGATAATATTAATAAGTATGAACATAACGAAGGAGAGTCTAGAACAAGAGATAGCGATATATCAGAAGATGCTAGAGAAGTATCAGAATAATCCTGAATACGTTAATCCAAATTGTTCAGAAATGCAGGCTAGAGTGATACTAGCAAGATTAAAGAAAGAGTATTATACAGATTATAGAATTGATTAATTATGGAACACTTAATTGGACGTACTTTTGAATATAAAATTAAAAGTAACAATACAGAAGATATAACATTTAGCCAACGAGATGATAATATAGTATTACGTTACATATACATTGCTAAAGAAGACGGCAGAGTATATACTAAAGATGGTTACATACCTTATAAGAAAGGCCAAATTGTTGCTTATCTTGATGCATATGGTGATTTTCATTGCGAACGACCAGTAGTATTTAGTACTGTAGATGATTTAGCAGTTATAATTGAAACAGAACGGAAAAAGTATAAAGAAAATAAAAACAATAATGATAGTTCCGAACAGACTTGTGATTGTGAAAAGGCCTAATGTAATTCAGCACAATGAAACTATTTGATATAATAGGTGGTAATGTTACTATACACGAGGAGGCTCTTGCTATTCCTGCATTTAAGAAGATATGGGAAAAGGATAAAGCAGATAAACAGCACGCTATTGCAGTAATAAGTTATATAGTATTTAAGAATAAATGGGATAGCCCCTATGTACTTAGTATGCCTGCTGATACATTAGAATCAGCTCTAAAGACAGAGTTCCTAGCTCCAGATTACCAACTTACTGCAGATGAAATAATAGCAGAAGAGTCATATAAACACCTCCAGTATACTCGTACTTTAGCTATGTTAGATAGCATTAGATTGAAACTAGATACATTTACTAAGTATTACAAAGATAGTCTAGATGAAGAATTAGATGAAAAGAAGATAGAGAAATACTTAGCTGGATTTGGTAAAGTAAAAGATACTTATGTTACTATAGATTTCTTGGAGAAAGCGGTTAAAGCTGGAGAAATCAATACTACTAAAGTTAAAGGTGACGCTCAAATTAACCCATTTGAATTACCACAGAATGTTAGAAAATAACATTGAATGAATACAAAAAAATAACAACAACGTTTAACAAGACAAACAAAGAGATTATGAAGAAGAATATTGAAATGCCGGATGTAATTGTCGATTTAACAGACGAAACTAAGACAGTGGAAGAAGCTATTGCAGAATGTGAAGCTGCACGTAAGGTAGCGCAACCCTGGTTGAAGCGAGTTACCAAATGTATCAAAAGTTGGTTTAAGAAATAATTCAGTGACGTCTGAGGATGCGTCTTTAAAGAAATCCTCTATTTTGCCCCATAGTATAATGGTTTTATTATTTTCGGCTCTAACCCGAAGGATGTCCGTTCGAATCGAGACTGGGGCGACCAATAATCTAAGTGGGCCTTTAGTAGAGGCATCGTAACCGCCTAAGTCACTTGCTATCTGATCAATAGTAAATACAGCTAATGAAGGACTGGATCGTAAGCCAGCGTGTTAACAGGAGTCACGTATAATCCTGTGTACTGCGGATTAGAGAAATGGCATCTCGTATGGCTCATAACCATAAGTTCCCGTTCGAGTCGTGGATCCGCAACAAGTTTTTCATAAATTAAAAGTTTAAAGATTTAATAAAGTAAGTAAAAGGGGTTCGTTGTGAAACGCGCCCCTTTTTTAAATAATATCACATGGTTGATTTTACTAAAAAAATTAAATTTTCTAATAAATTCAGAAAGCCAGCGCTATAGTTTATAGCAACTGGCTCATATTGTCCGTACCCTAAAGGTACGGCCGAATATATGCGTTTCTGGTAGGCAGAAGCGGATAAATGTATTGATGGTTATACTGCTGATGATGGAGACTATATCAGTGGGTATAACTATTTTTATTTAAACTACTGCCCTATCAATAGATCTGTAAACAAGTAGGTTAACGGTAAATGGGTAACTACTCGTGAAGTTACATTTCCTGATTTCTGGGATTATGACTATTACTATTTTCAATGTGTAGATGAAGCTAAAATAGAAGGTAAACATCTATGTGTATTAAAGTCTAGACGTAAAGGTTATTCATATAAAGCAGGCTCTATGTTATGTCGTAACTACTATTTAATACCTAACTCTAAGTCATATGTATATGCCTCAAATAAGCAATATTTGACTGATGATGGTGTACTTACTAAAGCCTGGGACTATATGGACTTTATTGATGAGCATACTGCGTGGGGTAAGAAACGTAGTGTTAATACTCAGATGCGTAGACGTGCTGGTATGCTTATCAAGGATGAATATGGCAATCAAATAGAAGTAGGTTATAAGTCTGAAATCATTGGCGTTACTTTGAAAGACAATCCTGATGTAGTACGTGGTAAATTAGCTAATCTTATCATGTTTGAGGAAGCTGGTTCTTTCAAGGAGTTAAGCGCAGCATGGCAGATTGCTAGACCTTCTGTAGAAGTAGATGGTAAAGCATTTGGTACTATGATTGCATACGGTACAGGTGGTGATACAGACTCTAACTTTGCTACACTTAAAGAGATGTTTTATCATCCTGATGGTTATAATTGTCTAAGTCTAGATAATATATGGGATGAAAACGTATAGAATACTAAGTGTGGATTCTTTATACCTCAGTATACAAATATGGACTTACGTGATGAAAACGGTAAGCGTTTGTATATGGATGAGGATGGTAATACTCTTACTATCAAAGCACGTACTTATATACTTGAAGAACGTAAGATAATAATATAGAATTCAACTAGTTCTGTAGCAGTAGATAGGTATGTAGCTGAACGCCCTATTACTCCAGCAGAAGCATGTCTTGAATTCAATGGTAATATATTCCCTAAGAAAGAGTTACAGGAGTAGTTAGCCAAAATACGTACTAATAAGAAACTTACTAATCACAAATAGGTAGGAGATTTAGTATGGGAATCTGATGGATCTCTTAAATGGATAGTAAAGAAACAAGGAGATATTAACCATTATCCTCTTAATAAAGATGATGATCCTACTGGTTCTATAGTAATATGGGAACACCCTGTGTAGGATGCTCCTATTGGGTTATATATACTAGGAGTAGACCCTTATGATCATGATCAATCTGGTACTAATTCATTAGGTTCTACATTTGTTTATAAGCGTTTCTAGGGCTTTGAAAATTACTATGATATAATCGTAGCAGAGTATACTGGAAGACCTGCTACAGCTGAAGAATATTATGAAAACTTACGTAAATTAGCAGTTTATTACAACGGTAGGATTATGTATGAAAATGAGCGTAAAGGCTTGTTTCCATATTTTACTGCTAAACATTGTGATTATCTTTTGGCTGATTAGCCAGACATTATATCTGATATTGTTAGCAATTCAAAAGTGCAGCGAAAGAAAGGATGTCACATGAACAAGTAGATCAAACAATGGGGAGAAGGATTGATTAAAGACTGGCTTAACGATGAGAAATCTCCTGGTCATAAGAATCTACACGATATATTATCAGAACCGCTATTAGAAGAACTTATAGGTTATAATGATATAGGTAACTTTGACCGAGTGATGGCGTTGATGCAAGTAATGATTTATAGGGAACAACTATACAATGTAGTTGTTAAAGAGAAGAAAAAAAGTAATAGGGAAAGACTACTATTCGACGGTCCCTTATTTACTTATAGTAATTATAGTTATGACGATAACTATGATCAAGTCGAAGAAGATGTATATACATTTAATTAACATAATATGATAAGTAAAAATATTGGTTCGTTTCCAGTTTAGAAATTACCTATGTCTAAGAAGACAAAGGAATGGAAAGAGAACTGCGTTGACTATATTATCGGGAAATCTGGATTTAGCAATGGTGGTGGAAACAATGGACGTACTAGATATGAAGAGATGCAAACATACTATGATTTATACAATAGTATCTATAATGAAAAAGATCTCTTATATGTCACTAATCCATTTAAATAGAAAGACGGATTCCCTGCTACTGCTTAGGATTACAACATAATTAAACCAAAGATAGATTTACTACTAGGGGAAGAGACTAAAAGACCATTTAACTTTAAAGTAGTACGTACTAGTGATAATGCTACTAGTGAAATGTAGGAGAAAGCTAAGCAGATGCTTACTGACTATATCATGGGTATGATTACTGCTAATATGGGTTAGGAGGAAGCAATACGATTCCAACAAGCCATATAGTCTGGGGAAATACTCCCTCCTGAGTAGATACAGAAATACTTAAATAAAGACTATAAAGACATAGCAGAAACTACAGCCTATCATAGTCTTAATTACTTAAAGAATGAGCTAAATATAACTCACGAGTTTTATAAGGGCTGGAAAGACGCATTAATAGCTGGAGAAGAGATATACTATGTCGGTATTGTTAATGGAGACCCATATTTAGAGAGAGTAAATCCATTATACTTTAGTTATGACTAGAGTGCTGACTTAGAATTCATACATGATTCAGATTGGTGTTGTCGTAAGATGATTATGTCAGCTACTGAGATATATGACAGATTCTATGATAAAATGTCAGAAAGTCAATTGAATGAATTACTAGAGATGATTGAAGATACTAGTAGAGGAGGTATTAATCCTGAGATGAGAAAGTCTTCGTTAGATTATCCTCATATTAAAACTCATAGTATTAACAGTCTTAGTTCTAATCCATTTGAAGGTAGTGATAATATTAATGTATGGCACTGCTGCTGGAAGTCATTTAAGAAAATAGGATTCATCACTTATTAGGACCCTGAAACTGGCGAGATTGATGAAGTACAAGTAGATGAATCCTATAAAGTTACAGGTTTCGAGCTAAACGTAGAATGGTCTTGGATCATCGAAGTATGGGAAGGTTATAGAGTTGGTGAAGATTTATATATAGGAATACAACCTCTTGAGTACCAACATATATCTGCTGATAATCTTAACTCATAGAAATTACCATATACTGGAGTAGTATATAATAATACTAATAGTTCTCCTAGATCATTAGTAAGTATGATGAAACCATTGCAATATATGTACATTGTGTTATGGTATAGACTTGAATTAGCTATGGCTAGAGACAAAGGTAAAGTACCTGTTATTGACGTTACTTAGATACCTAAGTCTATGGGTATTGATGTCAATAAGTGGATGCATTACTTAGGTGCTTTAGGTGTAGCATTTATCAATCCTTACGAAGAAGGCTGGGATATACCTGGTAGAGAAGGTGGTAAACCATCTCAATTCAATCAGTTTACTTCTCTTGATTTGACTATGGCTAGTACTATAGACTAGTATATCAATCTTATGAATAAGATCGAAGACATGGTGTCAGAGATATCAGGAGTAAGTAAGCAACGTGAGGGTTCTATCGCGTCTAATGAGCTAGTAGGCAATGTTGAACGTTCTGTAGTACAATCTGCTCATATTACTGAGCCTTGGTTTTGGGTGCATAATCAAGTAAAACGTGAGGCACTTACTATGCTATTAGATACATCAAAAGTAGCATGGAAGGGTAATAAGCGTTGTTTACATTATATACTTGATGATGCCACTAGAGCCTTTATATCATTGTCAGATGATTTCTTCTATGAAGATATGGATATATTTGTTGATGATACTACTAAGAATCAACAGCAAGTTGAAGTTCTTAAACAACTTATGCAACCTGCTATGTAGAATGGAGCTAGTCTACTTGATATTGCTGAGATTATTACTATGGATAATATAAGTATGATTAAAGGCCGTCTTGAAGAGATCGAACAGAAACGTATGGAACAACAGCAGTAGATGGAGCAAGCCCAAGCTGAACGTGAACAGCAAATGGCTCAAATGCAGAATGAGATTAAAGAAGAAGAGCTGATGCTTAAAGAAGCTGAAATGGATCTTAAGAAATATGAAATTGATTCTAATAATGCTACTAAGATTACTGTTGCTCAATTGAATGCTTATAGAGGTGCTGAAGATATGGATCAAGATAATAATGGCATACCTGATCCTATAGAAATAGGTAAACAAGCTATTGAACAATAGAAAGTAAATTCTGACATTGCTTCTAAACAATTTGAATTTAATAACAAGAGACGTGAAATGGAAATGAAACGTGAAATTGAAAATAAGAAGATTCAACTTGAAAAGGATAAAATGAAGCAAGAGATGGAGTTACAGAAGTAGAAGGATAAAGCTGCAATGGAACGTGAAAGATTAAAGGCAAAGACAGCTAAAGCAAATAAAGTAGTAGGAGAGAAGTAATATGAATAAATTAAAAAAGTTAGGTTTATACTTGTGGCAATTGCCTCAAAACATAATAGGTAAAGTATTATTTGGTTTGTATCCTGGTTATACTACAGAGATAGACGATAATGCTAAAGTAAGGATATCTAACAGGATGTCTGGAGGCATTACTCTTGGTAAATACATAATTGTTCGTAATGCAAGATCTATCAAGCATGAATACGGGCATACTATACAAAGTAAGTATCTTGGTCCATTGTATCTGTTAGTAATAGGTTTGCCTTCTATACTTCATGCATCTGTACATAGAAGCTGGTGTAAGAATAAAGACTACTATCATTTCTATACAGAAAAATGGGCTAATAAATTGAGTGATAAATATTATAAAATTAAGGAGGACTAAATTATGGCATGCGGAGGAAAGAAATCTGGAAGCAAAAAAGGTAAAGGCGGAAAGAAAAGTAAATAATTATGGATAGAAACGCATTTAAATAGAGAATGCAAGCCCTAAAGTCTTACCGGGAAAATAATCCCGGTAAAGGCTATTGGGACTGGAAAGTGTAGTCTTTCGAGGATGGTGGAGAAGTAAGTAGAGAATAGCAAGCTATATAGAATGCATTAAATGCCAAAGGTACTCCTAATGAGTTTATGGATACTTGGAATTAGGCAAGACTAGCTACTGGCAACTTTAATGATTAGTTAGGTGATGGTAAGTTAGAACTACAAAAGGCTAATAGAGATGCTACAGCTATCTATAAAAGCCCTGGAAAATACGGATTTAATTCCTATTTAAGAGGTACTCCTATAGTTAGGTCTGCTACTATGACAGAATAGGAAGCTATTCAAAAACACGTATAGTTTGCTGAACGATTCGGTTATGGTACTAGAACTAGAATGTAGAATACAAACTAGAAAGGGTTAGTAGGTACTTAGATAACTGCTGGTGAATATAATCCTCGAGGTAGAGCAATATATGCTCCTACAGAGGATGTATTGACTCATGAACAGGCTCATGCGTCCAAGGCGTACCCTCAAGAGAATAGAATACAAGAAATACTAGGAGGAGAAAATAAAGCTACTACTGATTACTTAGATAGGCCTACTGAGGTATATTCTCGTCTAATGGATTTTAGAGAGATTAATAATATAGATCCTAATCAAGTATGGGACAAGAAGGCTCTAAAGGAACTCAAGAAAACCGGTACCGACGTAGACTTATTGAATAGGTATAAAGATGATCAGTTGTTAGATTTGTTTAATACTGTTGCTGACATAGGCACTAAACGTAATTACGATCAACCTTAGTATTTAGCAGAAGGAGGCGAAGTAGGAGATCCAGATGATGAATTTATTCAAGCAGTTAATACTAAATTAGGTAGAACTCCAGATGGTAGGCCTAAAGAACAAGGACTTAAACCTGTAATAGACTTAGAAGATGCCGCTAATGTAACTCCTATAGGGGATGTATTATCTGCACACGAAATGAATCATAATGCCGATTATTTGAAAAACAAAGCAATAGATGCAGATGCTAACAGTAATTTATATTATTGGATGAGATCTGCGTTAAAACCATTTAGTCGTATAGATCCAAATACAGATAAACTTACTAAGTACTATAGTAAACCTACTGAGTAGAAAGCATATATGAATCAGTTAAGAGAATTTATGTATGCAAATAAAATGATTGATACAAGAGATTAGATAGTTACTCCAGACCTAATAAAACAAGCAATAAGTAAGTTACCAAAAGGTATGTAGTCTATAAAGAAGGCTAGCGAATAGTTTAAATCTATGAGATCTTATACAAAATGGTTTAATACTATACCATTACTTGGAGTAGGAGCCGTAGGAGCAAATAAATATTTTACAAGCAATGAAAACAGAGACTGATCGTAAGTTATATACTTATGTGACAGGGGTTAATACTCTAGATAAATACAAAGAGGAGCATTCATATCATTACTTACCAGATGTTATAATGCCTCCGTCACAGGATTCTTATAACATAGAGGACATCTTATCAGAAGATTAGATAAATGCAATCAAGCTATTTGAAGATAAAAAATATTTTACATAGGAAGAAGCTCATGAAGTAATAGAATTCTTAATAAGAAGATGCTATGAATTAGGAGCTACTAAGAATTATTAATATGTTACAATATCCACAGTATCCAATACCTAACTATAAGAATGGAGGGATACATATAAAGAAAAAGAATAGAGGTAAGTTTAATGCCTTAAAGAAGAGAACTGGTAAGACAACTGAAGAACTTACACACAGTAAGAACCCATTAACTCGTAAGAGGGCTATATTTGCTTAGAATGCTAAGCGTTGGAAGCATAAGGGTAGAAAGAAAAAATAAATCTAATTATATATAATTATGGAAAATAAGAACACATTAAATGGATTTGAGGCAATTCTAGATGGTCTCGTTCCTAATGTAGGTACTAATAAGAATAGTGATATTGACAATGATCTTAAGGACATAATTTCAGAAGAGTTGACAGACGAGGAATTGGAGGCTTTGAGAAACCCTAAGAAAGGCAAAAAAGTTGAAAAGGAAGAAACCGAAGAAGAAGATGAAACAGAAGATGTGGATGATGTAGAAGAGGAGGAAGAGCCTGTTGAAACTAAACCTAAGAAAAGTAAGAAGAAATCTGAACCTAAAGTTGAAGAGAATAATGACACAGAAGAAGTCGAAGATAATGACACTTCAGATGATAATAAGTCAGAAGAAGTAATAGTTAACTTCTTTGATTCACTGTCAGAGCAACTAGGTTGGGACGATGTTGATGATGAAGAGAAACCTAAGACTGCTGAAGAGCTTATTGAATACTTTAGAGATGTAATTGAAGAGAATTCTGTTCCAAACTACGCTAGTGAGGAAGTAGAGAAACTTGATGAATTTGTACGTAATGGAGGCAATCTTAAAGACTATTTTAGTATTGATGCTGATCTTGATCTTGACAATATCGAGGTGGAAGATAACGAAATAAATCAAAAGCTCATAGTTAAGGAGTTTTTGAAAGAAAAAGGGTTCTCTACTAAACAAATTGAAAAGAAGATTACCAAGTATGAAGATGCTGGTATTCTCGAAGATGAGGCTACAGATGCTTTAGAGGCTCTTAGAGACATTAAAGCTGAGAGGAAGGAAAAGCTATTAGAGCAGCAACAAAAGTAGGCTAGAGAGGCTGAAAAGCAGCAACAGGAGTTCTTTTAGAACGTTGTCTCTGAAATAAAAGGCATGAATAGCATTTATGGTATTGATATTCCTGAAAAAGACAAGCGCGCCTTGCTAGAATATATATTTAAACCAGATGCTAATGGCGTTACTAAGTATTAGAAAGACTACGCTAAAAGCCTTAAGAATCTTATTACTTCTGCTTACTTTACAATGAAAGGTGATAGTTTGATTACTATCGCTAAACAGAAGGGTAGAAAAGACGCATTAGATAACTTTAAGAATAGCCTGAGAGGTAATGGAGTATCTAAGAAGTCTAAGAAACAGATAATAAATAATGATAGTACCTCAACTATTTGGGATACTTTTGCACGACAACTACGTGCCGCATAATAAAAAATTTAACAATAAATTAATTTACTAGTATTTTTATGGATAACAGTATTCTTAACAATCTGCAACTATACAAAGGTAAGTGGTTTTCAGACCTGATTGATACTGCGAAGATTTCAGTAGCTTCACAGTAGAATCCTTATCAGGTATCTACCATCCTGTCTTATGTATTTGGTACTAAAGATAGTGGCTATAGCACTTCTTTGGATATGTTGACAGGTGGTCTTGGCAACGTTATGACGATTGATCAGCCTTCTTTTGAATGGTCTGTAATGATCGATGCTGACCGTGCCGTAACAATTAGAGACGCTAAATGGAATGGCGCAGCTATTACTTCTACTTCTACTGCAGGTTTGGGTAACACACCTATTATGTTGTGGTTGGAAGATAACTGGTTTGGTCCTGGTGCTATTCTAGAGTTTGATAACAAAGAATTCCAAGTACGTGTAGCTAGTGCTCCGTATCAAGATGGTAATCTGTGGGTTTATACTTGCTTTATGGCTGACGGTCAGCCTTCTTCTTATATTCCTGCTGAATATCTGGAAGCAGGTAAGCAGGTATCTCGTCTTGCTTCTGCATACGAAGAGTACAGTGAAGAAGGTGATATCTTGAACTACAACACTCACTTCAAGATGCGTAACTACTTAACTACTATTCGTATCAACTATGATATCACTGGTTCTGCTTATTCTACAGTAATGGCTATTGCACTGAAAGATCCTGCAACTGGTAAGACTTCTTACTTGTGGGCTGATTATCAGGAATGGAAAGCTTTACGTGAATGGTATAAGAGATGTGAACGTATGTTGGTTTACATGAAAACCAATGTTAACAAAGACGGTTCTTGTAATCTGACGGGTACTAATGGTCGTCCTGTATTTATCGGTGCTGGTTTGCTCGAACAGATTGCTCCGTCTAACAGACGCTATTATACTAAGTTGACTGGTGAAATGTTGGAAGACTTCTTGTTTGACCTGTCTTACAACTGTCTTGGTACTAACGAACGTAAGTTTGTTGCTTTGACTGGTGAAATGGGTATGCGTGAATTCGACCGTATCTTGAAAGAAAAGGTAGCTACTATGAACTTGACTGATACAGTGTTTGTAACTGGTTCTGGTGATAACCTTACTTTTGGTGGTCAGTTCAAGACTTACAAGATGACTAATGGCATCGAGTTGACATTGAAGTATTTCCCGTTGTATGACGATACAGTTTATAATCGTGAATTGCATCCGATTACATTGAAACCGAAAGAATCTTATCGTATGACCTTCTTGGATCTTGGTCGTCGTGATGGTGAAGCCAATATCGTTAAGGTAGTTCGTAAGGATCGTGAGTTCGTTACTTGGTATACTGGTGGTGCTGTTGCTCCGTCTGGTTATGCTAAGAGCAAAGATACTCTGAGATCTAACGGTAAGGATGGTTACACTGTATTCTTCCTTGGAGAAATGGGAATAATGTTGAGAGATCCCCGCGCATGTGGCGAATTAATTCTCGAGTGATGTAAAAAACTGACAGTCTGTGGTAACTTTTATTAATTCTATACGTTATATATGTATAAGCAATAAAAGTTATAACTTATGGAAAATACATATAGAATTTATAAAATTACCAACAGACTAAACAATAAAATATATATAGGTCAAACTAAAAGAGAAATCTTTAAACGCTTTTCTGATCACATGAGTCACGCTATTAAATCAAAAAGACCTAATGATTTAAATTGTGCTCTCTATATAGCAGTAAGAGAAGATAAACCAGAAAATTTCAGTGTAGAATTACTTGAAGAATTTACTGGAACAAGACATCAAGCTGATAAAAAAGAAATAGAATGGATTGCCAAACTCAATAGTACTAATCCAGAAATAGGTTATAATACAGATAAAGGCGGTCATGTAATTTCTGAAAAATGTAGAGAAGCTAGAAGACAACAGTTATTAGGATCAAAGTTAACTGGCTCTCAACTAGAGATAGTAAGGGAAAACGGGATGAAGATAGCAAAAGCAGTATGTCAATATGACCCAAAGACGGGAGAATTAATAGGAGAATATCCTAGTATTATTGGAGCGTCTAGATCTACAGGATGTGACAGAAGAACCATTCAAAGACAATTAAGTGGAGAATCTAATACAGGCTCTGCTCACTCTTTAGGAAACTTAAAATATATTTGGAGATATAAAGAATAAGCTAATAAAGGCCAGTTTAGGCTGGCCTTTTTACTAACTTGATAAATCTAATACAAAGTATTATGGAAGTAATCGTTAGAATAGTTAAAGTAAATCCTTGGACTGGACTTACAAAATGGCCTACAACATTTGACTATGTAGGACCCTACTGGACTAGATCTGGTAATATCTATACTGGCTTGAGCGAATAGGATGCTCGTAGATTGGAAAAAGCCTTAAACAAAGAAGAAGGGGAATTGTCACCAAGTAGTGACTTTTGGACTACCTTCGCAGTACAACTCGGTAAAAGAGATTTGATTCTCAATACTGAAAGGCCACTGGATGAATTACAATACTTATTCTTAAAAGGTCATAAGAGAGTAGCTGACGGATTAGCTAATATGAATCCTTCTAAGGACTATGTGTTGATTAATAAAGATGCAGAAGCTGAACAGACTAATAGAGTCAATAAAGTTAAACATGAAGCATATAGAGAACTTGATAAGATGTCTATTGAAGATATGCGCAAGTGCTTACGTCTCTATGGTATGAAGTCTGATACTATGTCTAATGAATTAGTAGAGGCTAAACTTACAGAACAAGTAGAATCAGCTCCTGAGAAATTTATGCTTAAATGGGTTAATAATCCTAATAAGGAAATTAACTTTGTTATTGAAGAAGCTATTGCTAAAAATATCATTCGTAAGAATAGAACACAATATTTCTTTGGTACAGATCTGATTGGTAATGGCATTGATGATGTGATTGTTTATTTACAAGACAAGAAGAATCAAGATTTAAAATTAACAATTCTTCAGGAGATTAAATCGAAATGAGATTAAGTGAGTTTCTTGAAAAAGGATGTGGAATGAATATATGTAGTGTTATATATAAATTCACTAATATCTCAAATGGAAAAGTTTATATCGGACAAACTAAAAATTCATTACACAAACGTTTAATTTCTCATCTGTCATAGGCTAGAATGACTACTAGGACTAAGAAAAATCATTTACAATATGCTATACAAAAATATGGAATACATGGTTTTGATATAGATGTTGTAGAGAAATGCTCAGAAGACTAGTTAAATTCTAGAGAAATCTATTGGATAGATTACTATCAGTCACATAATCCTCAAAAGGGGTATAATTGTACAATAGGAGGAGATGGTAATAGATCTCCACGAGAAGTCAAAAAAGATACTAGAGATAAAATATCTAAAGCAAATCTTAATAAGTGGAAAGATAGAGAATATAAATAGAAACAACACTAGTCTCGAATAGATTCTTATAAAAGAAGAATTGAACAAATAGTATAGTTAACCTATGATTATAAAGTAGTGAAAATCTGGAACTACAAAAAAGATATAAATGCTGAATTTAATAGTACTATTTATAAATTGCGTAATTCTAGAAAAGAACTATTAATGGGTGGGTATATTTGGATGAAATTAAAAGATTACAACTAGTTTAAATTACCAGATCCTGTTATAGTACAGTTAGATAGAGATTACAACTTTATATAGTACTTTTACGATTACAAAACAGCAAATATTAGAATATACGAATTGACTGGTAATTACGGTAATTTAAAATTTACAGCTAATCAAAAATTTACTAAAAGTAAGGGTACTAAAAAAGCTGACAGCATTTGGATGACATATACTAATTATATGAACGAAATTAAATCTAAATAATGAAAATATCTGATTTACATAAGGCATTCAAAGTTCTAATGGATAAGAATTCAGAGGCAGTCGCTTTCGGCGGCTGTCCTGCATTTCTTCCAGAAGAAATTGATCTGTTTCTTAATTAGGCATATATAGAAGTAATATGTAATAAATACACTGGAAATAATACAATGCAAGTTGGATTTGAAGGTGCTGTAAAACGTATTGCTGATCTATAGAAACTGATTAAGACAGATTCTGCTTAGAATTTAGTATATCCATATGCTAGTTCTAATGTGCTTACTTTATCTAATTTCTTTAAAGACGGAGAAGAGCTTAAGAGAATGTTCTATGTAGATTGTGTACTCCATTATGATAATGAAGTATCAACTTGTATACTAATAGATCACGACAAAGCTGGCAAGTTCTTATAGACGTATAATAATCTACCTTGGATAGATACTCCTGTAGCTGTATTAGAAGATAATACTTTAAAGATATATATAGATCCTATTAGAATGGAGGCGGAAGAATATACTGCTGATATTACTTATGTTAAGTATCCTGAACTGATACAACATACAGATTATAATAGGAATATTACAGAAGTACCAGATTATATTCTTAATGAAGTAGTTAATAGAGCAGTAGTAATAGCTTTAGAGAATATTGAATCTAATCGAGCTTAGACTAAATTACAGATAAACAGTTTAGAAGAATAATAAAATATAAGAATAAGATATGAATAGCAGAGCAATGCAAATTGAGTTTGAAAGACGGATCACACTTATGAATCCGAATTTTGAATTGGCAGAAAAACTAACATCTGATACAATTTTCTCTTTTCTGAATGCATATACAGAACGTTATGTACGTCTGAACTATTTGCAAGAAGATGCAGTACAGGATGGTACTAGAGCTCAAAAGAAGAATGCAGATGCTTTAAAAGGTCTTATTACTAGAGGTCTGTATGCAGTTGAAGCTAAAGATGAAAATAATACAGATAAGACTAGCGATAGAGTATCTTTACCTTCTGATTACTTCTTATATATACGTTCTAATAGTTTAATATCTAAGAACTATAAGATAGAGGAAGAGATCTAGAACGAACAAGATTATGTAGTAACTTCTAATAAAACTATTAGAGAGGATGACGTTGAAAAAGTAATATCTACATACTATAACAAAGCTATTGTATTAAATCCATACGTAGTATTGAATGCGGGTAATAATGCAGATGAGGAAAAGAAACTTTATCTAAATGTCATTCATGATGAGTATACTACTATAAAGAAAGTAGATTTAGTATATTATCGTAAGCCTAAGAAATTTGACGTAATTGGAGTAGATGGAGTAAACGTATTAGATCACTGCGAACTTCCTGAAAACGTGCATATGGAGATCGTAGAAGGAGCAGTAGAGATGTTTATCACTGAAGCTAAGTATAGGTTAAATATGAAACCTGAAGATAATAAATAATTATGAAGAACATTGAATTACTTGAGTCTTTTGAATTAGAGCTTAATAAGTTAGATGATAACTTTACTAAGCCTACTACAAATACAACTGAGTATTTCTTGAATGCAGGTTTAGATAAATTCTGGAAGACAAGATATTCTTAGAATAACCCTAAGGTTAAAGGATTTGAATAGATTCAGAAAAGAATTGATGACCTACGTACTTTGGTTGCTGAAGTTACTTTAGTTCCAGATACTACTTCTAAGGATTTATATACAGTAACTATACCAGAAGATTATGTAATACTTTTAGGTGACACTGCCGGAATATCTCCAGCTGATGGATATACAGATCCCTGCTGGGAATTAGACAGTGATGGAAACTATGTAATTCATTACTCAGATGTATTAGAAGGTAGTATAGAAACTATTGACAGAATCAAGGAAAATTCTTTATCAGAGTATCATTTAAGATATACTAAAGCAAAACCAATTCGTCTATTATCGGGAAACGAAATTAAACTATATACTGATGGAAAATATAAAGTAAGTAAGTATATATTACACTACTTAAGAAAACCACATTATATAGATATACACACTGAACCCTTTAAAGAATATACGGATATGCCTGAACATACACATCTAGAGATTGTTAAGTTAGCAGCTCAGTTGTATATTGAAAATCAAGCAAATCCTCGTTATAACTCCTATACTTAGGAAGTAGTTCCTAATATGGAGTAAACCAAATAGCGCTTAGAACGTGGAAACCTGCAATAAGGGAGTAGAACTAAGCGTCTTAGACTAAGCGCTTAATATGTCTAATTTAAAATAAAAAACTAATATGTTACAAAGTGTACATTCCGTATTGATCGGAAAAACTTGTCCTGCATCTTATACTACAGCTGATGCTCTTGCTGCAGGTGACGTAGCTTTATTTAACGAAAATAAAGTTTTGATTAAAACTGCTGCTGAAGCTGCTACTGCTAGTTCTCTTTACGTAGGTGTAGCTGGTTCTAAAATCAATGTTACTATGCCTGATGGTTCTGTAGCTCAGAAGGCAAATATTGACTTCTCTAATGAGATCAAGAAAAACTCTAAACCGTCTGCAGTAATTGGTGAATATGTAGCTCCTGTAGAAGAGAAGATCGTTATTACTTTGACTGATGCTACTATCGCTGCAGGTAATCGTTACGTATTACGTATTGTTTACAAAGATATGTACGAAGCTGCTTGGCAGTTTACTCATACTTATGAAGTATATGCTGAATCTACAACTGCTGCTGACTTGGCTGCCGCTATTGTAAAGAAGATTAATGCTCACAAAAATCGTCGTGTACAGGCTACTGTATCTTCTGCAGTTATTACATTGACTGCTATGCCGAAAGATGACAACGAAGGTGTTGATTCTTTGAACGAATATAGCGTTGTAACTATGGAAGCTTCATTGTATGAAACTATTCCGGGTGCTCTGCTTGCTAATCAGCCTAAAGCTGTTGCTGGTGCTACTATCGCTAAGACTGTAGGTAATCCTGGTAAGGGCTACTGGAAACAAGTACGTGATGCAGAAGTACGTAATATGGGTTACAAAGGCCACGTATTTACTGGTGCTTATCCTAGCGTAGAACAGACTCGTAAGGTAGTTGAAGGTGCTGAATACGACTATGCTATCATTGAAAATGATAACCTGTATTTGAGCAATGACAACCAGTATATTAAGACTACTCCGTTGACTACGGAAGTTTATTGTCCTAGCTTGGTTGGCTCTATCGTAGACAAGGGTATCCAATCATTTATTTCTGGTGCAGAAGTAAATTAATAAATATTATTTCAGTGTGCTGATAAAGGGCTATGGGGCTAAATAGCCCTGTAGCCTTTTTTATTTAAAATAATATCATGAAAATAATCGGAATAAATATAGAGAATGGTATTCTATCAATAAACCTAGATACTAAATTACCTGAGACAGTATAGGAGGATTTGTATCTGTATATAGACACACTGGATAACTATTCTAATCGCAATTCAGCTATACCTAGCGATCATTCTTACTCTGTTTTACTAATGAATGAAGAAGGTGATCAGGTAGAATTAACAGAAGGAAGAAGTATTATCTATTTAGATATAGATAGCTTTGATCCAAAAATGGTGCTTAGCGCATTTACTGTTACTATAGAAGATAGTGTAGCTTTTTATTATGATACAGAAGAACTGTATTATAAGCAAATAGACCTATTGTGTAATCATTGTAGTACTTGTTTGGATGATCAATAGAAAGATCGTATTATGTTATTTATGCTTAAATATAATTTACTACAGTATGCAGTAGAACATGATATAATTGATGATCAAGTTTAGTACTATAAAGATATAGCTAGAATGTTGAATATAAATACTAACCATTCTGTATTTAATGACGGTCATTATGACTGTAGTAAATGTTGTAAGAGTGGAAATAAAACTTTTTGTACTAGTTGTTGTAATTGTAAAAATGGAGTTTGTTCACTATGCTAACTAAAGAGATATACAAGATAGAAGCTAGCAAGAATCTACTTACTAAGTATAACATAGAGTACGATAAGTGTGACATTAAAAGTATAATATGTGCTACCTATATAGCTAATTTGATAGATGGGGATTACCCATTAACTCAAGTGCAAGTAGACAAACTAAAGTAGATTATCAATTGTCTAGTACAACCTAGTAGATATTGGGATGGTAACGATCAAGAAATAATACATCCCCTATTGCTAGAAAGAGAATTAATTACTAATTTTGGCATTGCCACTATTAATGACGAACTTATAATTTGTGAATAATGACTACAGAAGAATTAGAAAGATAGGTAAGGAAGAATACTATAGCTATTAAGACTGTGTCAGATAGCCTTGTAAACTATGTGCAAAATTAGTAGTTAACTAGTACTAATAAGGTTACAGCAGCTAATACTTCAGATATAGACAAACTGAAGAATGATCTCAATTCTATACAAACGTAGATTAACTTGTAGAATAGAATTGAGTTAATGAAAGATACCAATATAGTAGATCCTACTAAGCTGGACTTATTGCAGTATGATGGAGATAGATGGTCTAATATAGCTGCTAGCAAAGTAGTAACAGGCTTACTTGGTAGATTAACAGACTTACAAGACGTAGAGATAAAGAACTTACGTAATGATAATGCTCTTGCATGGGATAGCGAACTATAGAAATGGACAAACAAGAATCTGAATACTGAACTGTATGATGACATATATATAAGTAAAATTAAACCTGATTCTACTCCTTATGAAGTATGGTTTAAAGACTCTGCTATTTTTGGTCAAGAAGGGTTTGCTTCAGGTCTTACTGGTTTTGGTGGTAAGATTGATAAGTTTGGTCATGCTGAATTTGATAGCCTTACTTTACGTAGATTCCTAGAGGTGCCAGAGTTACGTTACAATCGTGTAGAGATTCAATTAGGAGATAAATGGAATGCCCCTGGTGCAGGTGTAATTGAAAGTGTTGAAGAATTAGATCAATATACTGGTCTTATTACTTTAAAGCTGGAAGAAGGTGAATATGGAGCAGTATCTGTAGGAGACCTTTGTATGGGTATATTCCATTCTGAAAGAACTCAAGAGAATGCTGAATAGGATGAAGACGATGGTAAGGGTAATAGGAAGTTTGCCGGTTTCTATACTGTATACTTTGAAGTTACAAATATACTTGATAGTTAGAATAAAAAGTTTGGTTATAGACTTAGACCTGTAGACGAATACTGGAATATGACGTTCCATCCTTGTGCCCAGATGAACTTCGTAGCATACGGTAATAAAACTAATGTAGATCGTCAGACATCTTGTTATTCAACTCGTACTTATACACGTTACTTAGTAAAACAAAATACATGGGATCACAAGGCTAAGAATATAGCTATGTAGTTTGGTGATCTTAGTAATTTGAATATATTTGGCTATGAAATGACTGGTTATTCAGCGTATCTTAACTCAGTATATTTCACTGGTACTATTACTCAAGTAAAGCCAAATGGGGATGAAGTAAGAGTAGCAAATGATTGTGGTGCATGGGAACCAGATACTCATTATGATTATTATGATAGAGTAAGTGTAGAGGGTTACTTGTGGTTATGTATCAATCCTAATGGAGCAGATGACAAACCTAGTAGTTCAAGTCCCAACTGGTTAGAACAGGTATCTAAAGGAGATAAAGGTGAAGTATCGTACTTCCATATCAAGTACTCACCCGTAGAAAATCCTACAGCTAGTCAAATGACTGAAACTCCAGATGTATACATTGGTACTTATGTAGACTTTAACTATGCAGATAGTAATAATCCTGCAGATTATACTTGGGCTAGATTCCAAGGTGTACAGGGTGAAAAAGGAGAGCAAGGTATACCAGGTATAGGTATAGACGGTAAGACTTATTATTTACATATAAAATATTCTAATGACGGTGGTCGTACATTTACAGGTAATAATGGTGAGGATCCTGGTGATTGGTTAGGCCTACTTACTGACTTAAATGTTAACGATAGTACTAATCCGGCTGACTATAAATGGAGTAAGACTAAGGGAGAACAAGGGGATTAGGGTATTCCTGGTTCTAATGGATCTGATGGAACTGATGGTTTAATTATTCGTAGATCAGAATGGAAACCTAACAGAGAATATCGTAATGATCAAGACGTTCCTCAATCAGTATCTAAGATACGTTATTTAGACATTGTACTTGTAAGAGACTTCGGTGCAGCTACTGGTTATAAAGTATACAAATGTATATATACTGTCGCTCCACATATATCTAGTGATAGTAATGCTCCTGGTACTTCTGGTGGAGCTGCTTATTGGGAAGAATTTACTACTAATGTAGAAAGTATCTATACAGATTTAATTATCGCTAAAGATGCTAAATTAGACTTTGTAAGTGGTAATGCAGTCAGAGTGGGATATGAATCTGGTACTAATAACTTTACAGTAGTAGCTGGTATTACTGGAGCAGGTGGTAATAATGGATCTGCAATTAGAATATGGGCTGGTGCTACTGAGGAGAATAGAGGTAGAGCCCCGTTTAGAGTCACTCAGGATGGTATATTACATGCTGAAGATGCAGATATATCAGGAAGGATTGTTGCAAAAACTGGAGAGTTAGGAGACCTAAAAATTACTGGGATGATTGATGGACGTTCAGATGGAACAAACGGAATACTAATACTCTCAGATTTCATTAAATTCTACGACAATTCTGGTGGAAAAGCAGATAGAACTATTCTATTTGGTGTATTAAATAACTTTGGTTATAAATATATGGGTGCTTTTGAATCCGATGTTAGAAATAGTTATAATACATGGGGTAATAATGACGCTTTGTATTTTAACATACGAGGTAGTAATGCGGCTAATAGAGCTATATACGGTATGGGTGATATAGTAATGGACGGTGATGTTATCGGTTATAATTTTACGCCTTTTACAGGACCTTGGGGATCTAATACAGTACGATATATACCATATAGTAGACGAGTAATTCTTGCTAAGAATTATGGCAGTAGTAATTCTCATATTGGGTTACCTAGTATATCTTCTGTTTAGAATGAACTAGGATTACAAAGTGGTGACGCTTTTTGTGTTCCTATGTCTATAACTGTAGGAGAACCAGATACATAGCCATTAAGAATATACGGAAGAAGAAATGGAAATACGGCTTATCCTTTAATGAAGGCTATAAATGGAGAAGGCCCAATTGAATATATGGACCTACGTTGTAATTCTACTGTAGAGTTTTTGTTAATTTATTACCCTCTAAGTATTAGCATAGATACTTCTATTGCAGCTAAATATATGGCATACATAAATAGAGCTTGGTAATTTTTAAAATATATATAATTTGTTATGAAAATAAATTTTGCACAACTGGAAGTATATACAGATATTAAGAAAACTAACAAAGTCTGTATTGATGTTAGAGAACAAATAGGTGAAATGATATATGAAGTAGGTAGTGGTATTAAAGACCATGCCTTAGCATTCAAAATCTACAATTCAGATAATGAAGTAGAACTTACATCTGAAGAAGTAGAAGTACTGAATAAGTATGTAAGTCAATACTGTAAGCCTGCCTTTATCCAAGCTTTTCTCGAAGCAACTAAGGAAGTAGAAGAACTTAAAGACGACGAATCGAAATGATAGTAAAAGGAGTTAAAATAAGTGAACTCGAACTAAGAAACGAACTAACTGGAAAGGAGAATATCCCTTTCCAGGATTCGTTTTCTAATGGTAAGCTAAATCTGGAAGGTGTAATAGATTACTTCTAGAAGGTTACTAATTAGAATATTAGTTTACAGAGTTTAGTAAATATTAAATAGTGTATACAGAGTGCCTCAGAATTAGAGTTCTATGCTTCTAATGTAGGTGATGTATACTTTAATACAGGAGACAAGAAGTTGTATATGTACCAAGAGGATGGAACATATACAATTAGTGATCCGTCTAAAACCCAGTTGTATGTATTTCTTACCCCTCTAGATAGTGAAAAGTCTGACGCTATATATAGATGGGATGAAAACAGCAAACAATTTATTGTGCCTTCGTATGTTGACGATGTAATAGAAGTATACGCTACGTATGATGTATCTCCTATTGGCTAGTTAAACAACATTAAACTATATAAAGATGCTAAACATACTCAAGCTGTAATAGGAGAAGTAGGTAAGATATATATAAATATTGAAGAAGGTTAGCCTGCGTATTCGTTTAGATGGTCTGGTTCAATATGGGTTTCAGTAAATGACGGTGGTCCATTAATCATAGGTGAGATTACTGGTACTGCTTACGATGGTGGTAAGGGTAAACACAATAAAGATATTATAGATAGTCTACCTGATACGGTACTGTCTAATGTAAGTAGTACAGTTGAGAAGACAGGTACTACTAATAAGATAAATGTAAACAATAAGAAAAGAGGCAGTGATGAACTATATGTAGATAATACAGATAGTTCTGTAGTACTCGACTCATCTACTAGTACTGAAGCAGGTCTTATGGCTGCTGCAGATAAGAAGTTGTTTGATTCAATGCCAAAGATGTGGCTAACTGAAAATACAACTGTTACTACCGCAGCAGATAAAGTAACAGTAGTACAGCCTATTTCTAGAGTAATAGATGGCGTTTATGCGGATTCTGGTAATCTATATAGAGACATCCCAGCCGCTACTACTACTACCGCAGGTGTGATGACAGCTGCAGATAAAGTAAGATTAGATACTGGCGTTGCTGAAGATATATAGGCTGAAAGAGAAGCTAGAGAAGCTGCAGATAGACAATTACAAAGTAATATCGATGCAGAAGCATCTACTCGTTCACAGGCTGATACTGCATTAGGTAATCGCATTACAACAGAATCTAGTGACAGAGAGGCGGCAGATACTGCATTAGGTGGCAGAATAGATAAGGAGATTACTGATAGAGGTGATGCTATAGATGCAGTTACTGATAAGATTAATACCGAGATATCTGATAGAAAAGCAGCTATAACTGCAGAGGAAACTGCTCGTACTCAAGCTGATGAAGCATTACGTACTGATTTAAATGCAGAGGTCACTCGCGCTAAGAATGCAGAGAATAACATAACTGCTAATTATCAATCGGCTGATTCTGCTATTAATACTCGTATTTCTACAGAGATAGCAGATAGGAAGCAAGCAGATACTGAATTACAATAGGCTATATCTGCAGAGACTACTAGAGCTACTGGCAAAGAGGCAGAATTATCTACTGCTATATCTACAGAGACATCTGAAAGACAGAAAGGTGATCAGGACAACAACACTAGAATCACTGAGGTAAGTAATCAGTTAAATGGATTTATAGCTACTAAAGGTCAGCCTAATGGATTTGCATCATTAGATAGTAAGGGTCTTATTCCTTCATCACAATTGCCTGCATATGTAGATGACGTAATAGAAGTAGCTACATTTGATGAGCTACCTGAAGTGGGAGAAGCTGGTAAGATATATGTTACATTAGATACTAATCTTACTTATAGATGGTCAGGTACTAGATACATAGAGATATCTCAATCATTAGCATTAGGTGAAACATCTAGTACAGCTTATGCTGGTGATAAAGGTAAATATCTCAAAGATGTATCTGACAGTTTACCTTCAGATATAATAACTAGTATTAATTACCTTCCTTCTACTAATTATGTTAACATAATGGGTAACAAGAAGACTAAGGGTGAAGACGGTATATATATTGATGCAGATTAGGCAATAGTAACTATTGGGGCTGCTTCCTCTACGTTTGCTGGAGTTATGACAATAGCTGATAAGGTTAAACTAGACGGTTTAAAGACTCAAGAAGGCATTACCTCTGATATCGATAGTGTTCAGAGTAACCTTACTACTCATATCACTAATAAGTAGAATCCACATTCAGTAACTAAGGCTCAAGTAGGATTAGGTAATGTTGATAATACTAGCGATGCTGATAAACCTGTTTCTACTGCAGTACAGGCTGAATTAGATAAGAAGACTAACTCTGCTATTACGGATATTGACTTTGCTGATAGTACTGCTGATGACGCTATAATGACTGTTGGTTTAGCTAATGGTATTATTACTAGTGAGAAGAATGTAACATTGCCAAAAGCTAGCTCAACGTCAGCTGGTATCATTACTAGTCAAGAAAGTATTAAACTTAATAAGATACTTACTAATGGTGATGGTACTAAATTCTTAGCAGATAATGGAACTTATATAACAGTAGAAACCGAAGTAAATACCGAAGCTGTAAAGACTACTAATGAGATACCTGTAGCTGGTGGCCCTTTAGCTAGTTTACTTAACAGTGCTGGTATTACTAGTATTAGTTCTGATACTAATCTGTAGGATTTATTTATGACATTGTTTACTAAGGAATTGTGGCCTGGTAGTCTTACATTTACAGAAGGTGCACCTAACGCTACTATTTCAGTTCCTTCATTCACATTGAGTTCTACTGGATTAGTAGAAGTAGGTACTCCTATTACTATTAGTGATACCACATTATCTGCAGCTGTAGCATCTAGTACTCCTAGAAAGTATTCTGGATTTACTTATGGTTATAGTGCTGCCAATGATAACAGTAAAGACTCAGATAATAATACTATTACTATAAATGGTTCTAATGTAAATCTGTTAGAAGAAAATTACACTATGACTAGATTAGTAAATGGAGAATCAGAAAGTGCTACTCCTAATACAGATCATTCTGCTGTTACTTTAGAAAGTAAAGTATTTAATGCAATTGAAGGAAGTAATACAGTGAAGGTAGATATTAAAGGACCAAAAGCAACTGCTACATTTGCATCTATGCCTATATATTACGCTTGTTCTAATCTTGGTAAGACTAGTGATGAACATAAGACTGTAGCTAAAGAGAATGCTACATTTAACAGTATTGTTCCTGGTAATACTAAGACTTTAACTGTTACAGGCGTATATCCTTACTTTACTAATAAGGATAATATTACTACATTTGCTAAATTGCCATTATCTACTAGTAAGTTATTGGATATTACTTATGTAGCTGAAACAGCAGATAATAAACATGCTTTCAAATTACCTTCTAAATTCACAGTAAGTTCTATAACTCTATTAAATACATTAAATGATAAGTACGAAGATTATAGTATAGATCGTTTCACAGTGACTACAGAGAATATAGAAGTACAAGGAAGTCAAGTAGAATATAAAACATATACACGTAATGATGGTATTAATGGATCTTCATCATTTAAAATTACATTTGCATAATTATGAGAAATAAAGGAACATTTAATTTTAGTGGTAACTTAGAAGTAAAGAAAGATGCACCACTTGAAGCAGGTAGTATAGTTCCTACCTATGCGGATCTAACCAAAGCTGAGACTTGGACTGATGAAGAAGGTAGTGTATGGGTATATAAAGGAAAGAATGTTACATGTGAGGATAGACCAGGTAAGCTGTATCAGCTTACCTCTACCGATTATACTAAAACAAGTAATTGGGTAGAAATTGGTGGTGGAGGTACTGGAGGCGGTATCGCAGAAGCTCCTGAAGATGGTAAGTTGTATGGTAGATAGAATGCAACTTGGTCTGAGATAAATGATCTTATATTATTACCATCAATGATTATTACTATTAGCTAGCATAGTTCTTCTGAAGAAATATTAGAAGTGTTTGGTGGACTTGAGTCATTTAAAGCATTGATGATTAAGATTGCTTCTAGTAACAAACCGCTAGCTATTGCTGATAGCAATTAGAGTTCGTCTACATCTGCTTTCGTTATATACCATACTTGTACTTATGTAGAAAGTACATCTAAAATAACTATAGAAGTCATGTATCAGTTAGGCACTGCTGTATACGATATGGTTATACGTTATGAAAATGAGACAGCTAGTGCTACAGTAAATTCATTTCTGTATCAAACTAATAAAGATCTTGAAGTATATTACTTTGAACCAGGTATATCACAGGGTAAGATAAGTCAAGAAGAATACACTGCATTGTAGAACGCCATTACTAAGAAGAAAGTCATTATGACTTACGTAGGTATGGCAGATCTATCTACTACTGGATCACGAATTCCCGTAGCCGCCTATACTATAGATAATGAGATTAGTCTCAACTTTGTAATAGATCAAGATTCTGCTTATCCTCTATGGGTATATATATAGATCAATGGCTCTACTAGAGATATAACTGTTACTAAGAGAATAATGGGTTAGACCTCTAAAGCTATTAGTGGATTGGTTCCTGTTGATGGTAATATTGAGATTACTGGTGCTTAGGCTATGGATTTTGTTAATAGTATGTTCGGAAGTTTTAATAATTACAAGAACGTAGTAATGGACATTATACAAAATCACTCTCAATATCATATAACTTTACCAGAAGATACACTTGGTACATATTTTCAATTAAGTAATGTAGTTGCATATCACGATAGCTCTTCTGCAAATATGTACTTATTAATGTTTACAATAAGCTTACCTGCAGAGAATTTTGCTGTAAATGTACATTCGTTTTATATAAATGTAGATGGTACTGGAGGATACGTTAAAGTTAATTCTCTAATAAAATCCAATAATCTCACTACCGCAACTAAAATATCTGCTACAGATTATGCAGCACTAGATCCTAAGGATGCTAGTACAATGTATGCAGTAACTGAATAAATATAATTATAAAATCTTATGAGTAAACTCAAAGTTGGTACACAAAACGCTAGTAAAGTATATCTTGGAGGAAATAATATATTAGCTGATTTAACCGGTCTTAATTATAATGTAGATGAAACACTATTTCGTAATAATGCAAGTGGATATTGTTTTATAAATGTTTCGGATGAAGACAAATCCATATACATATACGACGATAGCTTTTCTGAAGCAATAGTTATACCAAAAAAATCAGTTAAAGTTTATGATGCTTAGAATAGTGATGGAAGTTCATCTATTACTCTTAAGGCTTACGTAGATATGACTATATCTATATTTTCTGTTGGGCATGAAGGTGGAGATTTTGGAGAAACAATTTGTCGTTCAAATCAAGTGATCAGTAGAAATTAGATTATAAATGCTGGCTCTTATAAAAATTGTGCCATCTATTACATAACAGCTTAAATATTGAACAATATGGGAGAAGCTAAATTAGGTTCACAGAACATAGGTAAAATATTCCTCGGCAGCTAGCAACTGGGGGGGGGTTGACGTTCCCTAAAGATAGACTGGAAAACGTTATGGATAATAACAGTATTATACTTTATATTAACACTAATAATCATCCTGTAAATTTTATTTTGGATGACGTCCTTGAAGAAACTGTTGATGCTAATTCAGTATGGTTTATAAATACTAGTAGAAACCATTTTTTAAATATGGTAACTACAGAAAATGTTTATATACATATTTTCTCTGATACAGTGATACTTCCTATGACTTATATGATAGCGGGTAATCCTATTCCAGTAGATCTAGATAGTGATGATGGTGTTATGATAATTATCTCTGCACAATAATATAATTACAATTATACTTTTAAATAAAGATGAATCCGTACTTAGTTCATATGTCAGATAGAGAATTACTAGAGTAGATATATATGTTATTACTCTAGATTAATGTTAAAGTCAGTGAGATTGATAATGACTCTAAACAATTCGGTATGAACTTAGCTGCGGATTTATTAGGTAATATGATGGATGATTTATCCAATAATCGAAAACAACAAAAAGAATGAAATACTTTACAATTGAAGAGATGACCGAGTCTTCTACTGCGAAAGCTAAAGATATAGACAATACTCCTTCATAGGAGATCTTGGCTAAACTGTAGAAGCTAATAGAGGCTATTCTAGACCCTTTAAGGGAATGGTATGGTAAACCTATCAAAGTTAACTCAGGATATCGTTGTGAGGCCTTAAATAAAGCCGTAGGCAGTAAAGCTAATAACAGTTAGCACTTATATGGTGAAGCAGCTGATATTACTGCAGGCAGTAAAGAAGAGAATAAGAAGTTATTTGAGTATATTAAAGATAATCTTCCATTTGATCAGTTAATTAATGAATCTGATTTCTCTTGGATTCATGTATCATATAGAGAAGGGAGATTACGTAAACAAGTATTAGCTTTATAATTAAAAATTATGATAAGACAAGAAAATATTAATTTTGTAGCATCTAAGTATGCTCCTAATCCAACTGAAGTAGCATACTGGATTGATTTATCTGCAGATAGTTCAGGTAATGTCATAAAGAGTAATACTAATGGCATGTGGATACCTATTAATAATAGTGACAATACTGATTAGACTGAATAGATTAATCAGATCAAGAGTAACCTTAATGCTGAGATTAGTAGAGCTACACAAGCTGAGTAGAACTTAGCAACTACATTAGCTACTAAAGCAGATAGTGAGGCAATATACACTAAACAAGAAACTACAGATATTGTAAATGCTGCTAAAGTAACTGTAAATAATACTCTTACTTCTGACTCTATAGTAGAGGCTCTATCTGCAGCTCAAGGTAAACAGTTAATGAATTTAATTAATGCTTTGACTGATAGAGTAACAGCACTTGAAACACCTGAAGTTCCAACTGTATAAATTTAATTAATTATGACAACGTTAGCATAGAATGCAAATGCAGGTTTATTCGTAGGTAGTTCTTTGATTTCTAGTCAAGAAGGTCCTCAAGGTCCTTAGGGGGAACGTGGTACTGATGGAGCAAGTGCTTCTATTACAGATGTAACAGCTACTATAGATTCTAATGTAGGTACTCCAGCAGTTACTGTAACTATGGGGGGGACTGCACAAGCTAGAACGTTTACTTTTAACTTTAAGAATCTTAAAGGAGTACAAGGTGCACAAGGAATTCAAGGAGAAAAAGGTGATACTGGTGCTAAGGGAGATACTGGAAGTAAAGGTGATAAGGGTGATAGAGGTACAGATGGAGTATCTTGTACACATTCATGGAATGGTACTACTCTTACTGTTACATCTGCTTCAGGTACATCTTCTGCTAATTTAAAAGGAGATAAGGGAGACAAGGGAGACACTGGAGCATAGGGCCCTAAAGGTGACAAAGGAGCAACCGGATCACAAGGTCCACAAGGGCCAAAAGGTGACAAAGGAGATCAGGGGCCACAAGGACCTGCAGGATCTACTAGTTATAATGCTGATACAGT